CTAAGAAAGCACGTTCTCAACTCTCTTAGCTATATATGATGTTTGTTTTCTATAAGCAAACATCATTATTAAAAACAAAAGGCTTGATGCTATAGCGCCTACAATACTAAACTTTGGAATATCAATCCAGTTAATATCATACTTATCAACAATAAAAGATAATAAAAATGCAAACATCAAACATAAAAATACAGAAGATAATGTCCTGAGCATGTTATTAACTTCTAAAAACATTTTTATATCTCCATCCGTTTGGCTAGCAATCAAGTAATGATTATAAGATACATACCTAACAAATTTTACCTTTATTGATATCTTCTCTATAAATAAAGAGCCAATTCTAGATGCAAAAATACCCCAAAAATAAAAAAGACACAAATTATAAATAGTCCCCTCACCACTTAAGTTTACAGAAAAGAAAAAGTTGAAAAAATAACATAAAACAGCTCCAGGGATAATATTGTTAAAAATATTATAAGCCGAAATTCTCTCAATTAGTGATTCCATTATCTATCCTCTTGTTCGTTCTTAAATAACTACCCTTACTTATTTTATCAAGCTTCGTCTATGAGTTATTTAAATATTTTATCCAACTGTTCTACCTTTCAAAAACTGAATGTCACTTGAATAAGTCGTTTGGATATTGTAATTTATTTTACTATAAAAGCTTCATTTATCTAGAGTTTTTTTAACTGATTGATTTTGTTGTTGTTATTGAGGTTATTTAATCTTCTGAAGGTAATGAATTATTCAATTAGCCAAAAATACCTGTTGAGCGCCATATAGAGCTGGAATACGTCCTGAAGATATTGCATCACATGTGTTAACGTTCCAGATAGAGCATCCCTTCCCCTTTTTCTATGGCGTATATTTTTTAGTGAATTAAAATCGTCGATATACGTTTTTGGCACAAAATAGGCATATAAACTAGATGTCAAACGAACGAGGAAACTATGGGTCAATAAAACATTATATCAACACCTTTATCCAATCTTTGCCACGGTCGTCATGATATTTATCGGTTTGTTGCTGGTTTTTATGGCCCAACAGATTTTTGGTATTAATTCCCTGTTGCCGGTACAAACGCTCCGATAATGACCGCATTTCATGAAAAGTTGGTGCTGCACCTTCATCCCATTTTATTCCGCATTTATCTCTAGCTTTCCGGAAAGTTGTAGTCAGGGTATTGGCTGTTACTTTTTCTCCTTTTTGCGCCTGTGATGTGGTGTGCTGATAATGAACCAGGTATTTACTGACAACACGATCTCGGCAGAAAGTAATAACTTCGCGTAATGACATACCTATCGCCTGGCATCTTAGTGAGAGAGGGATAGCCAATTTTACGCCGGTTTTTTCCTGCTCGATATGGAGCATGTCGTCCCATACATCCGAAAACTTCATATCAGAAATATCTCCCAGACGCTGTCCTGTTACGACAGCCAACAGCATTCCGCATCTCAGATAGTGGGGGTAATCCTCCGCCTGACTGAATATCTCCTGCCATTCTTCCAGTGAAAGCCGTTCGCGCTTTATTCTGTTTCGTGGCTGTTTGGTTGCCTGCGCCGGGTTATATCCCGGAGGAACATGGCCCGCATGCTGGGCTTCTTTGAAAACGTCGATCAGCACCATTCTGACAACCTGAGCCATTCGGTTATGGCCGGCCGCTTTAACCTGATCTGTGATTTCAGCTATTTCCAAAGCGGTAATATCTTTAAGTTTCAGCATGCCGCAGTGTTCCCGGAATAAATTTACCGGTTTGTTTTTCTGCTTTAGTGAATTAGGTTTTAGTTCACCTTCACGTACTCGTTCGTTCTGAATTTCCAGATATTTATCAAGCCACACGCTGACACTGATCCCGTGTCTGGCGTTTTTAATTTCTGACAGGCGATCATTAATACTCAGTATTTGTTTTGTTTGTTGTTCAGCAATTATCATATTTGCCTGGATAGCGACTTCTTTTGCTTCTTTCTCATCGGTACCCAGGCTGTGAAATTTACCTGTAAACGGATGTTTGTACTGCCAGTATGTCTTGTCGTTTCGCTTATCAAGTTTGCAGTACAAATTAGGGACAATAATATTATGAGAGCGTGGTCTCGCAGCCATCAGACAAAATCCTTCTTAACATATCGCCAGAATTGCCCGGTAATTGAGGTTTTGAAATAATTCCGACATAACGTGCGTCACGATCTACCATCCATTTTTTACCGACTTTTAAAGCTGGTGGTACCATCATGTGTGATTTCGCATATTTATATAATGTCCGCCTGCTCGGAGCCTCATCACCAAACTCATGTTCTGCCCACGCTTCAAGATCTACCATTCTTGACATAGTTTTCTCTCCACACAATTTAGATAATAAAAAGCCGTTACTTTTTATAAGTAATTAATTCCCTGGTGTTGGAATGATGGTTATTTCTTTTTTATTATTCACAAAAATAAGTCCACCAGCGGTCAGGCAAGGTATCTATCCGGCAGGACGATTTATACCGGTGGACTTATGTTTGTAAAAAAATGGCGGCCGGCTGGTGGAATGTACCGTGGTATGCACGGCCGCTAATGGTATTACATGGTTATTGTTATGGGGTCGTTTACTCTTCACACAGTTATTCAGATACGCAGCCGTTACTGCGGTTGTACTGTTAAAGCACAGCGGTCTTCCCACTTGATGATATCTTCATCGAGTCTACTGATGGTGCGTTCGTGATCGCGGATCTCTCTGTCACGTTCTGCATGTAGTAATTGCAGCTTTTGAATCGCTTGGGCTTTTTCGGTGATCCACAGTGCGACATCGTCGGCGGACATATTGCTGGTGATGGTAGGTTCTGTTTGCATTTATACGTCCTTATTCATGATAGTTGATGAGGCTAATGTATACTAATAGTAGATCTTTGTAAATACAAAATGTAGATGCAGTGGGAGGTAAATTGTCAACTATATGTATTAATTGATTAAATTATCTCCCCATAAACACGATTTGCCAACGTGATCACAAAGTCGAGAGAACTGCGGACACAAAAAAGCCCTCGCGGAGAGGTATGTTTGTAGGTAATTTTTGAGTTTTTTTCAATTAAAGGTTAAACTGAATACTATTATTTGGTATATGCATTGGTTAACCTAGTGATTTTATTATGAAAAATGCAACAGAGATTAAAATTTTATTAAGAAATTGGATTGCAACTAGTGGGTATTTCGATTTCCATGATAATGACGTCTTGATTGACGAGTTGTGTTTTTATGAGAAAAAGAATAGAGCTGATGTTGTTTATGCCAATGGAAAGCTGACAGGGTTTGAAATAAAATCAGAATCAGATTCATTGGCTAGATGGGGTAATCAACATGATGCCTATTTACGGTTATTCGATTCAGTATGGTTATGCTGTCATCATAAGCATGCATTAAAAGCTATCGAGTTATCAGAAAAAAATGTTGGCATACTAATTTTAGATAATTATGGTCAAAATATAACTATACTTAGAGAAGCTAAGGTAAATAAATTTATTGATAAGTTTGAGGTTATATCTCTTTTGTGGAGATCTGAACTTGATGAACTTTGTTTGGAAAATAATATAAAAATAAATAGAAAAGAAAGAATAAATGAAGCTAGACATAGGGTTTTATCTGAGCTTCATTTTGATCTTATTAAGAATAAAGCCTTATCTTGTATAAAAAACAGATACAGAGTAAAGGATTATTCTTCATCCTCATCATAGATTTGCTGCGTTACGTTTGATTGCAATATTCTTAGAATTTCTTCTATATGAATGTTGACCTTATATCCGTTCCAGACGCCTGAGTTTCCATATCCATCTTTCGAGGTGGATATTTTTACAATGTTGTTCGTTGCCCAGCAAAAGTCATCAAAAAAATCGCTTGATAATATATTTTTTGCAATATCTATATATACGGAGAACTCCTTATCTCCCCCTGATTTTATTTGATACCAAACACCATCGTTGAAGTAAGTGGCACTTGGAATTATTTTCATTCCTGGTATGAATTCACTAGGTGATAACGGTGAGTTTGCGGCGTAGTCACCATAGATTACATGTGCCTCTGTATCATTTTTATTGATAACCATTAACTGCCAAGATAAATCAGTACATGGTGACATTATCCAGACATCTTTTTCGGTAGGTTTTAGGTGAGGGAAAGATGAACTTAATAATATTATATCTTTAACTCCGCGCTGATTAATCGACCTAATAATACTGGTTACTTTTTCTTCACTGGGAAGTGGGGAGTTAAATGTTGAGCCATAGTTAATGATAATTTTTATTTTATCATTGTCATTAAATAAACATAACAGAGTATCTAGGGTAGCAATACTTCCATTTTGATTTGGGTCGATAATTATGGCTATTTTTTCATACGTTGATTTTAGGTTTATTAATAATTGTATTATGTTTTTAAGATCATCATTTGGGCGCCAGCTAACTGCTGGAATTAAATTTTTATTAACAGAGCTTATTTTTTTATAATAACCCAACTTTCTGGAGAAATTATCAGTTTGATCAACCAGTCCATGATATTCGTTGTATTCAGACTTTATATCTGAATCAGTTCTTGACGCATCAACAATGAAATCACTATCACTCCAGTTATGTATAAATCCATCTAATAATTGGTCTTTCTTTATTTTTCCAGTCTTTGGTGAAAATACTGTTCCAGCAGTTAAAATCACTGGTGTTATTTTCTTTTTACTTTCATCGTCTAACTCAAGTAAGCCAATCAGATCATTCATTCCGTTTTTTATACATGGTACATAGATACTATCCATCATTTTTTCCTTATTTACATAAAACAATACCCCTGGTTACTTCGATTTATTATTATTTTTTATTTGGCGGTGATTAACAAAATTGCATCAACCAAATTTCAGTTTTATTGCCATTCTGTCAACCACACCCTAAAACGTGTCGTCAGGCCACTGTGACTTAACCACTTTACCCACCATCCGGCAGTTGCCGTTGATCTGAATCAGGTCATATCTCGGATTCAGTGGTTCCAGGTATTTTACGCCACCCTCTCTGATCAGTCGTTTAAATGTGAATTCATCATTTAGCAGGCTGGCCACGCAAAAATCACCGAACTCAACATCCTGCTCAGGATCAATCAGTATCAGCATTCCTTCAGGGAAGCTTGGTCGCCCACCTTGCGGTGCTGTCATGGAATGGCCCTCAACCTCTAACCAAAATGCACTGTCACTTGCTTTTTTTGCAGTCGGAATCCACGATACCGCATCTTTTTTGGTGTACGAGTTTCCATTTTGAGTGAAAGCACCAGCCTGAACTTTGGTGAAGAGCGGATATTCGTATACCGGCTCTTGTTTCACGATATTGTTCTCACCCACACTGATTGTTCCATCAGGATTTATCACGGGATTAGTCACGCCAACATAGTCGAGGATTCCTGCGATATCCTGAAGCGATGGCTCTCTTTTTCCTGTCATCCAATGACCGACAGCACCTTTCGAAACTGAAAAGTGCTCTGCCAAATCATCATAGGTTAAGCCCTTATCACGCATAAGTGCTTTAGCCAAATCGTACCATTTCGTTTTCATACAAAAATTATACGTTATGTATACCTTAATGTGGACAGACAAAATGTATACTTTCATTGGATTTAGTATCTACTTTATGTATACTTATTTTGTAAACAATCAGGAGATGCAGATGAATAATTTAAGTCAATATCGCAAAAAATTGGGGTTAACTCAGGAAGAACTGGCTAAAGCCATTGGTTGCACTAAGGGAAATATTAGTCATTACGAAAATGGACGCCGTAAAGCAGATCTCGATATGTGTAGAGGGCTGGTGGCTTTTTTTAACCGCAACGGTGTGTTTGTTACGGTCGATGACTTGTTTCCTCCCAAAACTGCACATGCATTATAGCTGCATTATTGAAAGTAAATAACTACCAACAAACCAGCAGGTAAGTAGCAATGAAAAACGAATCACTGAAAGAAGTCGTAAGAGAGATGTGCAGCGCTACTAATGGTGGGCGTGAAGTTATGGCCAGTGCGCTTGGTATGTCTGCCACGTCGTTCAATAACCGATTTTATGAGAAGAACGGCTGCCGGTTCTTCGATCACCACGACCTGATGACGATGCAGGAAGTCTCCGGGACGAAACTGTATGCAGAATATGTTGCAACAGAATCTGAAATGCTGCTGGTGGAAAGAATCAATCCGGATGATCTGGATGAGCCCGAATTATTTCGCCTGCATAGCAAGGTAGCGGCTAATCAGGGGGCACTGGCTGTGTTTATGGATAAATCACTGGAAGACGGGCAGGTAGACAGTGAAGAAGAAAAACAACTGAAAAAACTGTTGGATCGGACTGTGGCAACAGGAAGGGCATTTATCTATGCATTCATTAAGTACCACAAAAAAGGGTGAAGCCGAGAGTATACGGCTCTCGGCTTCGGTCGCGCTATATCAATTGTGTGAAGAGATAAACGCATGAGCAGATTAACTCATTTGGCAGGCTTTGCGCAACTCCGCGTTGCTCCTGTTAAGGGTGGTAAAGACCCTGCCGCATTTGTTTATACGGTAAGAGTACCGGAAGGTTTCTCGGAAACAAACTACCAGTTTGTGAAGTGGGCGGTAGGTGATTTTAACCGTCTGGGTAAGACAGCAGGAGCCGCGACATGAAAGAAACAGCTGACAATCTGGATCGGTATTACACCGACAGCCGCGGGCGGAAAGTTCATGTTGTCCGGTTTGACCGGCAAAACAGCCGGGTGATTTTCATGCGTGACGGCTATGAACATCCGTGCTTTGAACCTCTGAAAACCTTTCAGGAGCGGTATACACGCGTGGATGAGGTGAAACCATGAGTATGATTTTAACCGCGCGCGCCTTGCAGATAAAAACCGGCAACGCGCTGCGCAAACTGGTGCTGGTCAAGCTGGCGGATAACGCTAACGACCAGGGTGAATCGTGGCCGTCTGTGCCGTACATCGCTGAGCAGTGTGAAATGTCAGAGCGCTCAGTGCAGAACCACATTAACGCCCTGGTGGAAATGGGGTTGGTTCGTATCGAATCCCGTAAATCGGCCAACGGTCTGAATCAGTCAAATATCTATCATCTGCGCCTGAATGCTGCCGTTGTGAGTGGTGAATCTCCTGCACCATATGGTGCAAATCCTGCGGGGGTGAGTGGTGCAAATGGTTCCGGGACTGGTGCAGCAGATTCACCAGGTGGTGCAACTGGTTCCGATAGTGGTGCAGGAGCTGCACCCAGAATCAGTAATGATCCAGTCATAGATCCAGATAATAAAAATATTATCTCCCGCGATGAAAAAACTAACGTCAAAACCGCAATGCCGGAAAGCTTTGAACCGGGTAGTGATCATGCTGCAAAAGCTGAGGCATCCGGACTGGATGTTCAGGACGAGTTTCAGAAGTTCAGCGACTACCACGCCAGCAAGGGTACGAAATACACCGACTGGCACCGCGCATTCAGCTACTGGCTTGGACAGGCTGCCAACTTCAAACGCAGAGCTGCAGGAAACAGCACTAACTCAGTAGAGCGTGACGAGGCATTCACCCGTCTGATCGGCTCACGTTCAAAACCACGGAACCGCACCGAGGAAATCGCGCTGGAAATGGCCGGGAAAACCGGTATCCGGACGCAAACCGAGTTTATGGGCCGCAAGACGTGGATTGATATCTGGAAACAGGCCACAGAGCAGGCCATAAAAGAACAGGAGGCAGCATGATCATGCATTCAGAAAGCAAAGAAATTTACGGTGTGAGTGTGGTTCCTGTGATGGTGGTTCTGCACCAGTTTGTCCGGTGGTGGGTACTGCGCGACCTGAATCGCGCCTGGTCAGATGATCGCTTTTTTGAAAAGCACATTCAGCGCCGCGGCTGGCTGCATATTGCGGATGCGTTCACATTCCACAACCGGTATCAGCGCTTGCGTGAAGAAGTGAAAGCATATCAGGGGAAGGGCGTTATCTGATGAATTACCTGTTGACCGGCTTTGTTCAGAAGGATGCCCGTATACTGATATTTTATCCGGGGGCGGAGATAGGCAATTTCCGGAATGGCGCCCGCTATGTGGTGAGCGTGGCACCGCACTCAATGAATGGTATTCCATCCGGATTGGTACCGGCAGATGCACAGCCGCTGCTGACAGATGAGCGGGTGCTGCGTTTCCTGGATAATCCTGCTGTGATAAAAGCGGCCGGCGGACTGTCCGGTTCCCGGCATTACGTTAAATCGGTGGGGCACTGCCAGATTAACGATCCGGAAAACCCTTATCACCACCACGAACTGACCATGACCCGCCACAAAGATGGTTTTATCCGGACATGCTGGCACCATGACAACATCTTGCGGGCGGGTGATATCCACCAGCAGCAGGCGGACGAAATTCTGTTGTGTAACCAGCGGGCACTGGTGGCACGCAGCATCTTTACCGATCTGCGGCTGCCGATCGGTCATCTTCTGAATCCTTCCGATTTGTTCACCTGGTCGGTGATGCGCCGCGTCAGTGATCATCTTCCGGCCTTTATCAGTTCCTACATTCTGATGCAGAAACCGGAGGAAGAGATAACCGGCACCATGACAGAGCATTCCATTGTTCATCAACCGCGCTCACACAGCCGGATTGTTCATGACATCGTCGAGCAGATAAAGCCGGTCGTTGTTCCTGAGATAGAACCGGAGCCGCCAGCAAGTTTTATGCGGATCCCGAAGTTAAAGCGCTGGGAGAGTCTGAAATACCTGCAGTGGGTGAAAAGCCAGCCGTGTTGTGTGTGCGGCCAGCAGGCGGACGACCCACATCACATCATCGGTCACGGTACCGGCGGTACCGGTACAAAAGCACACGACATTTTTACCATCCCGCTGTGCCGGGTTCACCACGACGAGTTACACCGGGATCCGGCAGCATGGGAAGCAAAGCACGGCAGTCAGCTGGAGTTGTTATTTAAGTTTATGAACCGGTCATACGGGATCGGTGTTTTTGGTTAATGCGCTGTACGGAGCGCGGAGAGATAAACGATGAGAGATATTCAGACGGTTCTTGAGCAGTGGGGCGCGTGGGCGGCAGATGAAAATAGTGGGGTGGATTACTCACATATTGCTGCCGGGTTTAAAGGTCTGATCCCCAGTAGTAAGCGGTCAAAAGAACAATGCAGCGACAGTGACGGATTGAAGATAGATATGGCGATAACACAGATGAAGGATACTAATTCATATTATTTTCAATTAATTATCATGTATTACCTTAAAGGGTACACACTCCGGACAATGGGCGGGAAGATGGGGATTTCTCATAACGAGGTTGCGAAGCGATTACAGGCAGCAGAGGGGTATATTGATGGGTGGCTGGCGTCATCAGGTGTGAGACTGGAGTCAGATGTAAATTATGCAAAAAACTATATGTATGCACTTGCGTAATTACAAACATCAATATATTGTGATAAGAGTGATTCCTATGTCACATTGCTTATAAACAGAAACCTCGCACTGGCGGGGTTTTGTTCGTTTTTAGCTGGTTTTCGTGTTGAGTAAGATGAATTATATTTGATTGTTAATTTGTTCATTGTACAATTGATTAAATATAATTATTATTTCTTTACATGAGATAAATTAATGAAGGTTTATTGTACCCCAATACAAATACGTTCATCAGTCGCTAGTTATTCAGTGACTGATTTCTTTCATGATTTTGCCAATGACTATAAAGAGAACATGGATTATGAGACCGTTGACAGAAGGGTCATGTTTTCCGTATTCGAAAGACCTCAACATTTCATTTTTGTTGCTCTAACCCTGAAAAAAACAAAGGCATTTTGTCAGGCTAAATTTGATGACCTCGATGACTTGTTATTAAGTTACAAGGGATTAGATGGTAACGGTATTTTAGAGTGTAACATACTGTTATTTAGAAAAGATAACCTATCTGGTGTTTATGTTTACAATGAGGGTTCAATGAGGCTGGCTTCTCTTGACATAAAATTAAGAAATTTCTTTTATGAAAAAGTAAGAAGTAAATCCAAAAGAGTCCCCAGAAAAGAAAGGTTTGAAATACAGCGGTTAGTTGATAACTCGACATTGATGGACAAGTTGTCTAAATTTGATTTTGTCGATGAGTTGAATGTGACTTTGACTGGTACAACCGTAAGTGAGCGCTTTCTTAACGGATCAAGTTATGGGAAAGCTAAAACAGTCAGGTTAAGCTTTAGGACGAATGGTGTATCAATGAAGATTAAGAGTAACAAAAAAGAGCTTCATGATTACATCCAGGAGTTAAAAAGTGAACACGGTTCATCAATCAGTGTCAAAGGTAGGCATGGTGGCGCGATGGATGGCGAGACGATCGATATGATAGATACAATAAACAGTATTTATACGATTGAACATGAAGAGTACCTAAAAGATTTAGACAATATAAAAATGAGTAATTTTGGTGAAGCCGGCTTGTGTGATGTTTTGATAGATAAAATTGATAAAAATAAATTGATAATGTCAAAGTGAAATAATGGGTAATAATTATGACGCTTAACAAAAGAATTGCAGTTAACATATTGATATCATTATTTATTTCTGCATCTCTATATGCTATTGTTACATGGGTGCTTATCAATATAAATGATGGTGATTTAGTGAAAGTAGTTAAGGTATATTCTGAGAATATTCGAGGGTATATTTTTACGGCATTCCTTGCTGTTGCTTCTTTTTTATTGTCGTTATTGACATTTGTAGTTATCAATTTAAAAGAAAAAATGTTTGATTCCAAAGAGTATATTGATATCGCCAAAGAGGGCTGGAAAAAGAAAAATATTTCAAGTCCTTTTAAAAAGAAAAATCTATATGAACCTTTGGTTATCATATCTTGGGTTTTGGCTTTCGCTATATCAAGTTGCTTTTTGACATCGATATCTCAGTTTATTTTTGGCTTCTCATCGAATCATTATGTATTACTGATACCAACATATTTACCATTCTTATCACTAACGTTACTGATTTTGACTCTATATCAGATGGTTGATCTTATATTGCAGTGGCTGTCTTCAAATGCAGACGCAGACGTAGATATGAATAGTAATTAATTGAATTTTTTGACTTTATTTCGTTTGATCAAAAATAGAAATAGTTATTTATTATGGTAATGAAAGGTCGCTCAGGCGGCCTTTTTTGTTGCCTGCAACAACAAGAGCATTGGAATACGACAGGCTCATTACCTAATCCGTATTCGGCCACAGTGCTCTTCTTATTGCCTTCCCGCCGCTGGTGGGATTCCGAATAATGCCGCAGCCACCTCACTTTAACCGTCTGTAACAATATAAACCGGCTGCGACATTACCCTATCAATTCACACACGGAACACTCCGCAGGGGGTGGAAAAATGCGTATGCCCGATAAATATTCCAGCCCTGCGGCGTATGCGTGGGGTGTCTTTACAGCTGCTTTTGGCGCCCTGTCTCTGGATCAGTGGGCTATCGTTGCCGGTATTGTCTGCACCATCGGGACGTTCCTGGTGAACTGGTATTACAAACGCAAGGAATTTCAGTTAAAAGCTGGGGAACATCATGAATAACCGATTATTTAAACAAGTCATGGCTGCCTGTACTGCCGGGGCGATTGCTGGGGCGTTGGTGCTGATCCCTGCATACGAGGGTGTTGAGTACAAACCATACCGTGATGTGGCTGGAGTGCTCACCGTATGTTACGGCCACACCGGCAGTGATATTCAGCTCGGGAAAACGTACACGATTGCTGAATGTAAGGCCATGCTGCATGACGACCTGACGAAAGTCCGACGCGCGGTTGACCCGATGATCAAAGTGCCGATTGATGACAATACCCGGGCGGCCATCTATTCATTTGTCTACAACGTCGGCCCTGGCGCGTTCTCGCGCTCCACTATGCTGCGCAAACTCAATGCAGGTGATATCGCCGGTGCGTGTGACGAAATGAAACGCTGGACATTTGCCGGTGGCAAGCAGTGGCACGGACTGATTAACCGGCGGGATACGGAGAACGCGGTATGCCACGGAATCCTTTAACGCTGATCATCATTGCTATCATCCTGCTGACCATTGCTCTGCTGTCGGTTTGCTATCTGCATTCACTTCCGAACCACTGCAAGCCTGTGTCGGGTAATCCGCTGGACGGTGTGATCCATTATGGGTGTGAAGCGCCATGAACTGGAAAGAAGCGGTAATAGCCGCACTGTTCATCGCTGCCGCCTGGTGGGTATATGACATCTACCGGGATAACCAGCAGCTGAAAGCAGATAACACAACACTGAGTGGTCAGCTCGCGGAGCAGACTGCAATCAATAAAGACTATCAGGAACGTGCACAGAAACTTCATGAACTGGACACCAGACATACACAGGAGCTGGCAAATGCAAAAACTGAGATTGACCGGCTGCGTGTTGCTGTTAAGTCTGGCGCTAAGCGCGTGTACATCAAAGCCGATTGTCCAAAGGCCGGAACCGATACCACCGAAAGCGGAAGCAATGAAGCCTCCCCACGACTTAGTGAAGCAACTGAACAAGATTATTGGCGTCTCAGAGAAATGATGACTGAGAACGAAAAGCAGACCCTGTATCTGCAGGACTACATCAGAACGGAGTGTTTACGGTAATTGCTCTTAATTAAGGTTATTCAGTTCTGACAATATCCATTTAATAACTTCGGCTTGTACATTTTTAATCTCGGACAAATCAACCTTTCCATCCTTAACAGAAAGAGTTTGGCTAAATCTGGATGATGGATATTTTTTTGAGTAGTCATTAAATAAAAAGCTAATTGATGGTTTTAGCTCGTTATATTTATAACTAAATGAAATTTTTTGTATTAATATGATTTCATTTTCGCTAACATCAAATAGATTTATGAATATATCAATTGGTTTGTTGTTTGCTTTAATTTTATCATCAAAACTTAAAGGCGTACTTTCTCCCTTGATGCACAATTGCATGGCGAGAGGACGTTCAAATATGGTGTTGTTCCCTTCAGTTCTCTCGATTAAAAATCTAAACGTAAATTCGTTTGTATCATAGCCATCGGTAGCCGCTTTACGAAGTCCAAGATTATCAGCAAGGTTAAGTGATACATTTATGATAAATTCAACTCCATCAAACTTGGGAGTTCTCTTCTGTTTTAATTTTCTTGATAAATCAAAATATTCAATTTGTTTGAAATTTGTTCCAATTGTTAAAAATGAGCTCATTTTTCTTCCTTAACATCAATGATTATTAGGCGTAATCGGTAGAGTCTAGCATTAACTAGAGTTACAGCAACGACGCAGAGGTTAATTATGACAGGACGAATCAACTTACCGGCCTGAGTATACAAGGCCGGCGAGGAAAAGTACTGGATTGATTAAGAATAAATATTTACTGATCCTAGGTTAAATATGAGAGATGTTGGTTTTAATTTTCCCGATTAACTCAGAAGTAACATCTAGGAACTTATAATCACTCTTGGTAGAATCAAAAATCTCGCTGGGGCTGATCCGGTTTAGCAGGTCATCATAAGCCCACAATTCACTTTCAATCCCGACAGCAAGTTCTTGTAGATAGGTGTTGTTACATAGTTTTGGGTTTGTGTGAATTTCGGCTATCACCCACTGCATGTCTTTCTTGATATTCAATATGTCATTGTATGTATAAAGCACAGTGCACCTCTGGAGAAAATAATGACACTCACAGACAAATAAGAAATGTTTTGTCGTGAGCGCCTTATCGATTTAAATGCCACCCAAGCAGCAATTCGTGCGCTGTCCAGCGCAAAGGCTGCGAACCACACAGCGTCTGAAAATCTATCAAAACCAAGCATTCAGATAAGGATATCTGAACTAATGAAAGAAAGAAGTGATCGATATCAGATTGATACTGATCATGCCTTGAGATACATGAGCTAAGGATAAGTGTTGTGGCAAACCTCACAGATCTAACCAACCAGCTCCGAACCCTGCGAAAGCAAATACCCTTTACTACCGCGCAGGCTATGACATCTGTTGTCAGAAAGATTGAAGACGCGCAGAAAGTGGCAATGCAGCGCAATCTGGATAATCCGACACCGTTCACGGTGAAGAGCGTTAAAAGCCGCGGCGCCAGAAAAAGCGATCTGAAAGCTAAAGTGTTCGTGATGAATACTGCCGCTGCATATCTTGAACCGTTTGAGATCGGCGGGGTGCATAAACTCAACGGGTCTGCACTGCTGAACCCTAAAGACATCAAACTGAACAAATACGGCAACCTGCCACGCAATAAGATGTCCGCGCTGAAATCCAAAGAAAACACCTTCATCGGTGATATCGGTGGTGTTAATGGCGTGTGGCAACGGAAGAAAGCGAAGAAGGGCAAGAAAGGCCGGAAGCGTCTGCAACGATCACCTAACGGAACCCGTAGAGATCGGAAGAAACAACCGATGCCGAAACTGTTAATCCGTTTCGGTGATGCTCTGCCTGTTGAGCCTGTGCTGGGATATCAGGACAGGGCAATGAAGATGACACAGGCGCTGCTGCCGCAGGAAATTAACTGGGCGATAGCAGAGGCGATACGGACGGCGAAATAGCATCTTAATTATGCGATATTAATTGGGTGGATATTAACTACCCGAGAGGTTGATATGGCTACTTATGGAAAAGCAGCAGTACAAACAGTATTGAATTATGATGCGGCAGGAGATCTGGCAAAGCAATGGGAAGTACAAATTTCAAGTCTGACCCAGTCCGGAAGCGTTATTAATAAAGGTTGCCCGCGTGCTGCATTCCTGGGTCTTTGTGAAGAAGGTGTAGTGAAGAATATACCCGGGAATAATTATGGGGCTGGTGAAAAAAATAAACACCATGCGTTGAAAATACTTGAGTTGGCACAAGCAAATTCAGGGATTACTGCTGCGGAATGCTTCCGGATGTATCAGGCATTAAATCCGGATTTACCGAAAACTCATAACGGTCAGGCTGATGTGGTTATCAGCTTACTGGAAGCCAATCTTATTAAATAAATTATCCAGCGTGGCCCAATAAACAGCATGTTATGTCACAGAATTTTTTGGGTCCTTCCTAATTCTTTGATATTACACGGGCATTGCGCGCCGCGTTCTGCGGCTAGCTGTGAAATTTTGATTTTGTGTCCCATGTCCCATGACAGCGGTCGGGTGCTTTCATTTCTGATTCAGTAAGTTACGTAAAAAAATTCTGAGTTTTGTGTCCCATGAAATGTGGGACATGTCCCGCGCAATGTCCCATGTGTCCCGATGTCCCACATCAGCAGGAAAATGTCCCATGACCACGATGAATATTTCCGACTATGCGAAGCATGCGGATGTGAACCGTAAGACGATCACCCGGTGGATAAAGGCCGGAAAATATATCGTGATGGCCGGGGATGAAATTGACGTGGAGGCCAGTGACCGGAATCTGAAAAAGTACCGGGACAGCAAAGATCCGCGCACGAAGAATGCGGTGAAAAAATCTGATGCTCCGGAGAAGAAACCGGCGAAAGAAAAAGGCGATTTTCAGCAGCGCGCCGAATCTTTTTATGCCCGACTGGTTTCCGGTGAAATAGCCGTTCGTCCGCTGGAAGAATCCAGGGCCATCAAAGAGCACTACTTAGCTGAGCTGGCCCGGCTGGAGTACGAAAAGGAATCCGGACAGGTGCTGCCGTGGCAGGACATGATCGATAAAGTGGGCGAGGAGTATCACGCCATGCGTACCCGCCTGATTGCGATAGCCCCTGAACACGGTCCCCGCCTGCGGTCGCTGGCACTGACTTCCTCTGATACAGAGTTTGTGGCCGCGCTGCAGGATATCATTCATGAGGCGATGGAGGAATTGAGCCTTGACCACAGTGAACAGGGGGGATAATGCATGGCAACAATTCACCCGTGCACTGAGTCAGAAACGCGCTGTCGTCAGACCTCCGGAAGCCTTATCGCTGAGCGAGTGGGCGAACAAATATGCGGTGCTGTCGAAAGAGAATGCCGCGCAGACCGGCCGCTTCCGGTCATTTAAATATCAGGACGGCATTATGGATGCCTTCACCGATCCGTCGGTAACCCAGGTGTCCGTGATGAAATCAGCCCGGGTCGGGTATACCAAGATTCTCGACCATGCCGTTGCTTATTACCTGTCGCATGACCCGTCCCCGATCCTGGTGGTTCAGCCCCGTGTGGAAGATGCTGAGGACTACAGTAAGACTGAAATTGCGCCGATGCTGCGTGATACCCCGGCACTGAAAGCCATTGCAGGTGAGGCCAAAGCAAAAGACAGCGGCCAGACCATCCTCAAGAAACAGTTTTCCAACGGAGCCAATTTAACGCTGGTGGGTGCAAATTCACCCGGCGGGTTTCGTCGTATCACCTGCCGGATCATCCTGTTTGATGAAGTGGACGGTTATCCGTCCGGCGGTGCCGGTTCTGAGGGTGACCAGATTGCTCTGGGTATCAAACGCTCAGAGACATTCTGGAACCGGAAAATCGGCCTCGGTTCAACGCCGACCGTAAAAAACGTCAGTCGTATCGAGAAAGCCTACAACGAAAGTGATCAGCGGCACTACTGGGTACCGTGTCCGCACTGTGGTGAGTTTCAGATTCTGGAATGGGGCGGACCCGATACGCCGTACGGCATGAAGTGGGATAAAGACAAAGACGGTAACGGGTTGCCGGATACCGCGTATTACGTCTGCCGCCATAACGGGTGCGTCATTCACGACAGCAACAAACCGCTGATGATTAAAAACGGGGAATGGCGCGCTGAAAAGCCGTTTACCGGTCACGCCGGATTTCATATCTGGGCGGCGTACAGTCTGTTCCCGAACGCGTCCTGGCCGAATCTGGTGAAAGAATGGCTGCGGGTGAAAGACGACCCGCTGATGCGGCAGACCTTTATCAATCTGGTGCTCGGTGAGCCATACGAAGACAGGGGAGAAAAAGCCCTGAGCGAACAAAAACTACTGGAGCGCTGCGAAGTATGGGCAGCGGAAGTGCCGGACGGTGTCACGCTGCTGACGGCCGGTATCGATACTCAGGATGATCGCTTTGAGATTGAGGTGGTCGGCTGGGGCCGCAGTGAGGAAAGCTGGTCAGTTGCTCACGATGTGATTGAGGGGGATCTGGAAACACCGGAGCCGTGGGAGCGCCTCGATGCGTACCTGAAACAAATCTGGCGGCGTGCTGATGGTCGCGGGTTTGCCATCATGGCGGCCTGCATGGACTCCGGCGGACATCACACCCAGGCCGTTTATGATTTCTGTAAAGCGCGTCTCGGTCGCAGGATTTGGGCTGTCAAAGGCGAATCCGCCCGTGGCGGTAAACGCTCACCGATCTGGCCGACAAAACGCATTACATCCCGTTCGAAAGCCGGATTTAAACCGGTGATTATCGGTGTGAACGCGGCCAAAGATGCGGTGCGCGGTCGTCTGCATCTGGAGCCGCCGGCAGCAGGCGAACCGGCACCGGCGTATATGCACTTTCCGGTTGACCGGGATTTACAGTATTTCGGTCAGTTGCTGGCAGAGCGGTCAGTAATTAAAGTGTCCGGCGGTCAGCGGTACCGGGTCTGGGAGCAGATACCGGGGCGGGCAAACGAAGCACTGGACTGCCGCGTGTACAGCTATGCCGCGCTGTGCGGCCTGATGTATATGGGGCTGAAACTTAATGCGCTGGCTGACGCTGTCGCCGGTAATCCGGAACGGCTTATTGCACCGGCAGAGAATCCGGAAACCAAAGTTAACCTTCGCTTCCCGGGGGCCATCATCCCGGAGGAAACCAATGAAAAGCCTCAGCGGAAGCGGATATCCCAGCTTTTGCCATAAGGAGTGTCAATGTCACGAATTACCACGCTGCTTACCGGCATGAGTGATGCGCAGTTAAAGCAGGCGCTTGTTCAGGCGCAGCAGGCCTATATCGATCTGTCAACCGGTGCCAAAGGCGTTTCATTTTCCTATACACAGGGTGACGGGACGCGATCGGTTTCCTATCAGCAGACCAGTCTGGGCGATTTGCTGGCACTGATCCAGACAATACAGGCCATGCTGGGGATCTCCCGCAGGCGTCCAATCAGGGTGAGGTACTGATGAGTGTACAAATCTTAGGAGCGGACGGGCGCCCGCTGCTTCCGGCTGCCCCGAAAATGAAATACGGGGCACTGTCCGGCAGTGGCTGGGTGCCGTATGACGCGGCGGATTCATTCAGTGATCAGATGGCGAACTGGCAGCCCGCGCTGTGGTCGCCGGATAATGAAATTAACATCTACCGTGACCGCATTGTGTCACGTATGCGTGATCTGGCACGGAATGACGGCTGGGCGTCCGGCTCAATAACCCGTGTCCTGGATAATGCGGTGGGTGCCTGTTACCGGCCGGTATTCAAACCCGATTACCGGATGCTCAGGCAACTGACCGGTAATAAGGCATTTGATGCGGTGTGGGCTGCCGAATACAGCCGGTTTATTACCGCGCACTGGCGTTCATGGGCAAATGACAAGGGCCGGTACTGTGATGTTGAACGTAAACAGACCGTATCGCAGATGCTGCGGCTGGCTTTCCGTCACAAGCTGCTGGACGGTGATGCGCTGGCGGTTCTGCAATACCGTCCTGACCGGCTTGGTCACGGTAAGGCCCGTTATGCGACGACGGTTCAGATTGTTGATCCCGACCGCCTGAGTAATCCGCAGCAGAATTTTGACATGCCGAATATACGCGGCGGGGTAGAGATTGACAGCGACGGTGCCCCGATCGCCTATCACATCCGTGAAGCCCATATGGGGGACTGGTATTCAGGTAAGAAAACCATGACCTGGAACCGCGTACCGCGTGAAACATCATGGGGTCGCCCAGTGGTGGTGCATGATTTTGATATGGAGCGCGGTGCTCAGCACCGGGGGATCGGTATTCTGGCCCCTATCGTTCAGAAGCTGAAAATGCTGATTAAGTACGATGAATCAGAACTGGAGGCGGCAATCCTCAACGCTATTTTCGGGGCGTATATCGAATCCCCGTATGATGCGCAGATGGTGGCTTCCGCCCTGGGGGATACCGGAGATTTTACCGGTGATGAACTCAGTGCCTACCAGACACAGCGGACAGAATACTATCAGGACAAGCGACTCAATCTTCAGAACGGCGCACGGATCCCGCACCTGTTCCCGAATGAAAAAATAGTCACACTGTCCGCCGCCCGGCCGACCAGTAATTTTGACGGTTTTGAGAGTGCGGTGCTGCGGAACATCTCTGCGGCAACCGGCCTGTCAGCCCAGCAGGTCACACAGGACTGGTCTGATGTTAACTATTCCTCTGCCCGTGCCGCCATGCTGGAAGCCTGGAAAACCCTGACCCGCCGCCGTGATGACTTCTCAAACGGCTTCGCACAACCGATAGCGGTGGCTTTTGCCGAAGAAATCCACGATGTGGAAGATGTTCCGTTACCGAATGATGCCCCGGACTTTATGGACGCATCAGCATCCTACTGCCGCGCGCGGTGGATGGGGCCGGGGCGCGGCTGGGTGGACCCGGTCGCAGAGAAAAAAGGGGCCATTCTCAGTATGGAAGCCGGTTTTTCAACACTGGAAATGGAAGTGGCTGAAAACATGGGTGAGGACTGGGAAGAGCTGGTCGATCAGCGCAGCTATGAACTTCAGCGGTTTAAAGAGCTCGGATTGCCGCCGCCCAGCTGGGCAGTGGCAGAAGAGTTTGCACCAAACCCCGATAACAAACAGGAGGCGAAGTGAATTTACCCCACCTGGCACAGAAGTTGTTTAACACGCCTCTTGCCATACACCCGCAGAAAGCGGAAGTGATTGTGTCATCACTGACAGAACGGCTCGGTATCACGCAGATCCGCAGCACCATGATGGAAGACGATGACGGATATTTCAGCCGTAAAGCACGGAAAGACAGCGGGTATGACGTGCTGGAAGGTATCGCGGTTATCCCGGTCTACGGCACGCTGGTTCAGAAACTCGGCACACTGCGGCCGTACAGCGGCATGACCGGCTATGACGGTATCCGCCGGGTATTTCTGACCGCTGTTAACGATCCGGAAGTGAAGGGCATCTGCCTTGATATCGATTCTCCCGGCGGTGAAGTGGCCGGTTGTTTTGACCTGGTCGATCTGATTTATACCGAACGCGGCAAAAAACCCATTCACGCCATTCTGTCCGAAAATGCCTTTTCCGCTGCCTACGCGATTGCCAGCGCTGCGGACAAAATTTTTGTCCCGCGCACCGGCGGTGTCGGTTCGGTCGGGGTGATTGTCATTCACTGTGACTGGTCACAGCGTATCAAGGATGACGGGCTGAAAGTGTCCATTATCACCTACGGGAACCGTAAAGCGGAAAGTAACCCGTATGTGGCGTTGAGTGACGAGGCGAAAGCGGCCATTCAGCATGATGTCGATGAAATGGGGCGTCTGTTTGTGAGCACTGTTTCCCGTAACCGCGGACTGTCTGAGACAGTGATCCGCAATACACAGGCCGCCTGTTATCTGGCAGCCGAGGGCGTACAGATGGGTCTGGCTGATGTGGTTGCCAGTCCTGATGTCGCATTTCAGGAACTGATGAAAGAATCCGGAGTAATTTAACTATGGCAGACAATAAGTTTACCTTTGCTCATCTGATCGGCCTGGGTAAAAAAGCCAGAGCCTCGGAAGAGGATGAAGATAAAAAAGTGCGCAAAGCCAAAGGCCGCAAAGCGGAAGAGGACGAGCGCGACGAAGATGCGGAAGACGATGAAGATCGTGAGGATGCAGAAGAGCAGGACGACGAAAAGCAGGGACGCAAAGCTAAGAAAGCCAAAAAAGCCGAAGGCGACGACGATGATCCGGACGCCGAAGATGATGAAGACGCAGAAGGTGATGACGAAGACGCCGAAGACGACGATGAAAATAAAGATGTGAAAAAAGGCCGCCGCGCTGAACGCAAACGCTGTGCCCGCATCTTTGGCAGCAAGGCTGCCGCCGGTCGTCCGGATATGGCTGCACATCTGGCATTCAATACCCGAATGTCTTCATCTGAAGCGATCAGCACCCTGAAAGCAATGGGTGCGGTACAGCCCGCAACACAGCGCCCATCGCTCGACAGCCGCATGCGGGCAGAGCAGCAGGTACGCATCAGTCCGGATGCTCAGGCACCGGCAGCGGGTACCGCCGCCGCGCTGGTTCATCAGATGACCAGTCTTTATAACAGCAACAAGGGAGCGAAATAATGGAACAGATCTCACAAAACCCGTTTCAGCCGGGAGTGCGTCAGGCGGTATTTAATCCGGATCAGTTGATTTCCGGTCCGTTACAGACTGTGACGGACACCGGCATTATTGCCAAAGCCGGTATTCTGAAACGCGGCACCATCCTCGGTAAAGTCACTGATTCCGGTGAGTATGTGCTGAGCAAAAAAGGGGCGGCTGACGGCAGTGAAATTCCGTGCGCTATCCTGGCGGATGATGTCGATACCACTGACAGCAGCGTTTCCGGTGGTGTCTATCTGATGGGCGAATTTAATCAGAACCGCATTATTCATGATGAAAGCTGGACTGCGGCAGATCTGAAAGACGCCCTGCGTAAGTTCTCCGTCTTCCTGCGCGACAGCGTACAGGCCTGATCCCTCCCTTTAATGCAGACGTCCTGATGCCGGTCACGGCAGGCGTCGTGACGTCTTTTATACGAGAAAAAGCATGAATATTTTTGATACCAATGTATTAATCCAGGTTGTTCCGAATCTGATGACCAGTCAGAACTGGCTGCTGGATAAGTTTTTCCCGAATATCGTGGAATCCGATACTGAAGAAGTTTCCATTGATGTTGACGTCGGTCTGCGCCGTCTGGCTCCGTTCGTTTCGCCGCTGGTGGAAGGTAAGCTGGTGGAAGCCCGTAAGTTCCAGACCAACAGCTTTAAACCGGCGTACATCAAAGACAAACGTGCACCGGATCTGCGTAAACCCATCCGCCGTCAGATTGGTGAGCGCATCGGCGGTCAGTATTCTGCCGCTGAACGTGAAATGCTGAACCTGCAGTTCGAGCTGACTGACCAGATTGACATGATTAACCGCCGCCTGGAATGGATGGCGGCCAGCGCACTCCAGACCGGTACGGTGACAGTAACCGGTGAAGGTTATGAAACTCAGGTGGTGGATTTCGGGCGCTCGTCCGATCTGACTATTGCCCTGAGCGGTGCCGATAAATGGCCGGAAACCGTGGAAGCAGGAAAAACCAACATCAAACCGACTGATGACATCGAAGACTGGGCGCAGCGCATGCTGAAGGAGTCAGGTGCGGTGGCGACAGATATCGTCTTCACCACCAAATCGTGGAAAGCTTTCCGTCTGGACACATCGGTTAAGGATAGCGCCATTACCTTCCCCGCGCTTTCTCCGTTCGGTAACCAGATTAACCCCGGTACGCAAATCAAAACAGGTGCTGTATACAAAGGCCGCTGGGGTAACTATGACCTGTGGGTATACAACGACTGGTTTATTGATCCGCTGGACGGTAAAGAAAAACCGATGATTGCTGACGGCTCGGTGATTATGTCAGGCGCTGACCTGATGGGTACCCGTGCATTTGGTGCCATTATCGACCCTGCATTCAATTACGGCCCGATGGCATATGCGCCGAAGTCCTGGCTGCAGCACGATCCGGCGCAGCGTTTTATTATGGTTCAGTCTGCGCCGCTGGTCATTCCGAGCCGTGTTAACGCATCACTGTGTGCCGTTGTGGTTTAACAGGGGGATTTGATGGCGAATAAAAAAAATACGCCGGAGAAACCACAGGAGCCGGGCGGCCTGCCGCCCGAGCTGATGGTTCCCGGTCAGGTTAATCCGGTGAAGGATCCGGAGACTGCCGGCAATGAGCCGGTAACCGAAACCGTATCAGCGCAGAATTTCACTCCGGACCCTGAACCGGAAGCTGATGGTGTGTATGTGGTGGTCAAAGGCCGCAGTGTGCAGCATGACGGTGAGTTTTACCGGGAAAACCAGCAAATCACGCTGGATGATTCTGATGCTGTCCGCCTGATTTATCTGGGCGTGGTGATGTCTCTGGAGGCAGTGCGGGAAAAACTGGCGAAAGCCAACCCGCCCGGCACTGTAACCATCAATGGGCGTTGACTGGGATAAACACCTGCTGGGGCCGCTGCACAACGTCTTTGCGGAAAAAGTACGCTGGGAACCGGTGAAAAGTGCTAAAGGTGCCGGATTTTACGATATTGACGGCATTTTTGACCGGGCCTATTTCCAGGACTATGAAAGCATGGACGGTGAAAGCGGTATCAATACCACCCGTCCGATCCTCGGTGTGCGCGATGTTATTTTTACTGTGCCTCCGGCGAAAGGGGATCGGGTATTTGTCTACAGCGTCAGCACTCTGTTTGTGGTATCCGATGTGCAGCCGGACAGTCACGGCGGGACACACCTGATCCTGAATAAGGTGAAATAATGAATGCAGCCAGAGTTCGTGAGCTCGTTGTCGCGGCCCTGAAGGGGAAAACCAGCGCGGAAGACCGAGTGTATTCCCCGCAGGACTGGCCGACCACCAATGCGGAATACCCCTGCATTATCGTGCAGACCCCGTTTGATGAAAAACACTCACTCGGCCGTAATGTTCCGCAGTTCAACACCGTAACCACGGTCCGCGTCACCGGCCGTCTGGAAGAGTTCGATGAGGAAGACCGGAACGGCGCCATAAAAGCAGAGCTGGCACTGGAAGCCCTGCGGGAACAGATTGAACGGGCGGTAATTAACCGTTATGAGCTGACCCGGCAAATCCAGCAGTTCCTGAATATCCGCTCTCAGATAAACATCAGTGCCGCCGGTGAAGGTCATATGGCGCAATTGCTGATGGATCTGGATATCGAATATTACCAGGGGCCGGAGGAGTTTTACCCGGTTGACGCGGATCCGCTTACCGCTATCGATATCAGTGTTCAGATGCCTGACGGCAGTCCGGAACATCACGTCTCCATCGACCTGACTAATCAGGAGTAACCATGTTTGTAAAACCTGTAAAAGGCCGCAGCGTCCGCTGTCCGGTCAAAGGGGAGCTTTTGCCTGAATCCGGGCAGGACGTCCCTGATAATGTTTTCTGGCGCACCCGTCTGAATCAGGGGGATGTCGTGCCGGGTAATCCTCAGAAAGTGAAGGAGCAAAAAGCATGACAGTGCCATTTGCCACTATTCCGCAGAATTTGCGGACCCCGCTGTTTTTCGTTGAGTTTGATAACTCAATGGCCAACACTGCAACCGCCACGCAGCGCACGTTGTTAATCGGCCAGATGCTGGACCGTGCGGCGGGTAAAGACAGTATTCCTGAACGCATCACATCAGGGACGCAGGCCGCAGAACGTTTCGGACGCGGATCCATGCTGCACACCGAAGCAGAGGCCTATTTCCGTAATGACACGGCCGGTGAGGTGTGGGTGTTACCGCTGGCAGATACTGAATCGCAGACAGCAGCTGCCGGTAAACTGAAAATTACCAGTGCTGCCAATGATACCGGTGTGATTTCACTGTATATCGCGGGTATCCGTGTTCAGATGGCCGTTGTGGCTACGGACACAGCGGAAGCTATCGCAACCGGACTGACTAAAGTGATTAACCGCAATGCGAACCTGCCGGTAACGGCAGCAGCAGAGGCGGATACGGTTACTCTGACGGCCAAAAACAAAGGCGCCCACGGTAACGGGATTGATATCCGGCTGAACTACCTCGGGCTGACCGGGGGCGAGTCGACACCGTCCGGTTTTGAAATGACCATCACGGCGATGTCCGGCGGTAACGGCGCTCCGGATCTGCTTAATGGCCTGGCGAATCTGAAAGACCGATCCTTTGATTTTATCGTGAACCCGTATACCGATACGGCGTCTCTCGATGTGGTGAAAACCTTTCTGGCAGACCGCTGGGCGTGGGACAAACAGTTGTACGGACACAGCTACGGGATGATCACCGGCACTTATGGCCAACTGGCTGATTTTGGTGAAAAGCGTAACGACCAGCATGCCTCCCTGCTCGGGGTGAACGGTTCACCCTCACCGGATTATCAGTGGAGCGCGGCATATACCGGTGCTATTGCCCAGAGCTTGCGTAATGATCCGGGCCGCCCGTTACAGACGCTGGTTATCAGTGGTGTGCTGCCGCCGGACGACACGAAGATTCTGGAACTGACCGAGCGTAACAACCTGCTGCACAGTGGTATTTCCACATTTACCGTGGATGATGACGGTACCGTTCGGGTTGAGAATATCATCACGACCTACCAGAAAAACGCCTACGGCGATAATGACGACAGTTACCTTCAGGTGGAAACCCTGTATCTGCTGATGTTTGTCTCCCGTTATCTGCGCACCCAGGTGACCAGTAAATTCGGGCGTATGAAACTGGCAGATGACGGGACCCGATTCGCACCGGGGTCTGCAATCGTCACGCCGAATATCATCCGGGCAGAACTGATCGCGCAATATGGCTTCCTGGAATTTAACGGCCATGTACAGGACGCGAAAGGCTTTGCCGCCGGTCTGAAAGTCGAGCGCAACAGTCAGAACCCGAACCGTGTTGATGTCCTGTGGACCGGCACCCTCATTAACCAGCTGCGCGTGCTTGCGCTGCTTAACCAGTTCCGCCTGATGCCGGGTAACTAAGGAGAAATCATGGGCGATACATCTAACCGTCTGGCGGGAACGGCTCACGTCTCCGTCAACGGTATGTCAATTATGGTGGCAGCGGACTTTAAATACAGTCCGTCCACGGTTACCCGCGAAACCCTGACCGGTATGGACTTTGTCCACGGTTACAAAGAAAAGCCGGTTGCCGGTTTTATCGCGATGCGTGTCCGTGATTCCGGCGGTACCACTGTGGCGGATTTTAACGGCATGACCAATGTGAACGTGGTGGCCGAACTGGCGAACGGCAAAACCATCATCGGTCAGGGGCTATGGGTTGTTCAGACCCAGGAAGTAAACAGCGAAGACGCAGTGTTTGACGTGCGTTTTGAAGGTCGTTCGGTAACGGAGAACTAATTGTGGAAACAACAAAAACTATCACGCTGAGTAAACCGCTGGAATCCAATGACGGCAAAGTCCGTTATGAGGAAGTTAACCTGCGAGAGCCGTGCCTGTTTGAAGTGGAGCAGTTTTATAACGAGATGGATAAAACGGTTGGTTCCCTTCCGGCTATGCGTCTGTTGATCGTGTTGGTCAGCGGGGTGCCGGATCAGGTGGTTAAGCGAATGGCAATTTCTGACTTTGTGGAATGCCGTGATTTCCTGATGGATTTTTTGACTTTAACGCCTGGCAAAAATATCAGCAAATAGGTGCCGATTTAACGTACTTTTTCCGGTGGGGGCCGAATGATGTGTGGAATATGACCCCCGGCCGGTTATTGTGGTGGGCTTCACAGGCAGCCCGAATTAACAAAATGAGGCAGTAATTATGGCGGGAAATACCTTTGATTTTGAATTGAATGCTGATGATCAGGCCAGTCAGGAAATTGCCAATATTGAAGCTGAGTTAAATAAGCTTCGCCCTGTTTTAAAGGATGTGCGCGAAAGCCTTAAAATGGGTGGTGATGAATCAATTTCCGGATTGCGGGATGTCGGTGAAAGAATTCGCGATATGTCTGATTTTTCGAAAAAAGGCGCTCAAAGTATCGGAGATATGATCCCGCCATTGAAAAATTTCGGAGAATTGTCCGGTAAGTACCTCAACATGGCGAAGAAAATCGGCGGTATTGGCGCCATCGGCTACGCCGGGTATCAAATGATCAGCCAGGTACCGGAACAAGCCAGGAAAGCGACTGAAGTCTCAACCAGCGCCAAAAATATGGGGATGAGCGTTGAGGAAGGCACACGTCTTACGGGTACGCTTATTCAAAAAGGATCTACAGAAGATGATGCCCGCCAATCATTTGAAAGCCTGTACGGTTCTCTGAATGACGCGGTCAGAGGGAATAACAACGAATTACTGGCGACTATCCGTAGTATTGGTGCCAGTATTATTCAGCGTGAAGATGGAAGTGTCGATCTGACAAAAACACTACTCAGCCTGGAAAAAGCCATCCAGAACATTCCGGAAAGTCGCAACACTGAACTGCAAAGCAAGCTTGAGTTATCTCCGGAGGTGCTTGCTCTGCTCCGTGAAGGGAATTTACAGGAGAGACTAGATAAATCAGACCGCATGGGACATACCCGTGACGATGCTGTTGTAGAGCAACTCAGCAAAATGGATGAGGTACTTAAAAACATTTCAGCGGCATACGAGGGTGCAAAAACTAAAACCGGTGATGCGGTCGCAGGGGCGTTACTTTCGGATGGGTCAGTAATCGACGGCCTGAATGGTGTAGAGCAATTATTGACATACGGTCCTGATAACGTAGCACTTATGCAAACAATGGGTTTTCTGCATGGCAATGATTCTGATATTCTGCGAACCACATATAACACACCGGAGCTTTACGGTAAGTTGGGCATGTGGGATCAGTCGATGGTGGATTTCGGTATTATGACCGATGAAATCCGCAAAAACTATGAGGAGTGGGAGAAGCAGCGTCATCAGGCGGAAACCGCGAAGCAAAAATCGGCGCTGAACAGTAAGGTGCCTGATAACTGGGTGCAGGATGAGACGTATAATCCAAACCGGCGTGGTTTACGCAATAATAACCCAGGGAATCTTATAGCGGCTCCCAATAGTGTGGGGTATGACTATGGAAATAATCACCGGTATGTGAAGTTTGCTTCATCAAGGGACGGTAATGCGGCATTGTCACGCCAGATCATGCTGGATGCTGAAAGGGGACTGAATACCCTTGATAGTCTGCTCAGGAAATATGCCCCAGCCAGTGTTGGTAATAACACGCAGGGATATATAGACAGAGTTTCAAAGGGTACGGGATTTAACCCCTATGAGCGGCTTGATATGCACGATCCCCGCGTTTTAGAGAAAATTATTCCGTACATTATAAAAGTTGAAAATATTGAGCAGCCATACAGCTATGAAGAAATATCAGCAGGTATTACGGATTCTATTATGGATGACCGCTGGGCTGGTGGCAGAAATCCTTACCGAGTTCAGGAGCAACGCAATGCATTTATGATGCAACAAGAGACTGAATCAGTGGTACCTGACTTCAAAATAGAAAAGGATCCGACCCAGGCATTACTGGCCTTCACCGAGCAATTATCACAAGTTCTTCAGGAAAACAAAGCGGGTGGTACACTGGAAATTGTCCTGACCAATGCAGAAACAGGCACAAAAAGCAGCGTCAATGTAAAACCTAAAGGCAGGGTTACAACTGCAATGAATATGCCATGAAGCATGCTATCATCTTCTCATTATTTATACTTTTAGGAGAGGGGTGATATGCGACTGATATTAGTTATTTTTACTCTGTTTATATCTCTGAATGCTTGGTCTGTATCCTGTACTGAAGATTATCAGAAAAGAGGAGGTGATAATTTTTCATTTCCTGATGCAAATTACATGATTGACAGAAGTGTGAATGGAAAGATTTGTTACAAAGGAAGGGATGTAACAAGTTGGGCGACAGGTGACGGAATGGAAGCAACGACATTTATATTTCCTGAAAAAAATAAAGCGTTAGCATTAATAACATTAAATGAAATAAACCCAACGTCATATAAAGCAAAAAGTAGAATAAGAGTAATACTTATAAATTCACGAGGTCAACCTGTAAAATATGATTTTATTAAAGAATATTATTCGAATGACCATCCTGAAAAAGAACTAACTGATATGCGCTTTACCGGTTATGACTTTGAAAAAGGAATCGTTTACTTTGAATCTCCAGCGTGGGCGACAAGCATGGCAATTCATGCATTTGAAGTCCCTTTCGATGGTGATTATAGTAAAGTAAAAGAGAAATTTATAATCGATGGAAGCATTAAATATCATGTGATGTCAACTATGACATTAAAAGATAAAGAAGATTTTTTTAGATATCTGATAGTAACTCGCGGTGTTTATAAAGAAGGTAAAGGTCGAGAATACATTGATTATATTGTATCTCCGGAAGGAAAGGTAATTTGTGAAACTGAAACAGATGATCCGGATTGGAAATTAAGAGTTAGATGTAAATAGGTATAATTAAATTATAATAGCAAAGCCGCCATCTCGGTGGCTTTTTTTATTTCCGGAGCCCACATGCCAATTATCAAAGACGCCATTTCTGATCTGCTCGGCATTGAGCCGGACTGGAATTGGTCTGAACACCTGCAGCAGGCTTCATTCCGTGGTGTGCCGTTCGGTGTTATCAGCGGTGAAAGTGTTTTCGGCCGCCGCCAGGCCATTCACGAATATGCCTACCGCGATCAATCCTGGATAGAGGATATGGGGCGCAGCAACCGGCGTATCACCATAAAGGGATTCCTGATTCAGGACAGCCTGGTGTATGACGCGCCGGACGTTATTACCCAGCGCGACAATCTGGTGGCCGCCTGTGAAGCCGGTGAGTCCGGAACACTGGTTCACCCGACACTCGGGGAAATGACTGTCAGCGTGACTGAGAGCGGCCTGCGGGTGTCAGAAAATGCAGAAAGCGGCAGGGTGTTTGAATTTGAGCTGGTGGTTATCGAGTCCGGCCTGAAAGTGTTCGCCATCACCGGCAGCGAAAAAACCGGTGAACTGACATTCGGGCAGTGGCTGAAAGAAGCAGCACATACCACCCTGAAAACGATCGCCATGATTAAAGGCGAAGTGCGGTCTGTTACACAGATGATGAAGACACTGAAACAGACTGCGGATTTTTGGGTAAATATGGTCAACAGTTCAGTTGATGAGGTCACTAATCTCAGTAACTCGCTGAACAGCGTATTCGGCAGCAATAAATACGGACGCTATCAGAAAGGCCGCGCGGGCGGGGCGGTGTCCGGTGCGACCGGCAAGCGCATACATCAGGGTGATACTGATGACCGTGAAATTATCGATAAAACACTGAACCAGGCCATTATTGACCGGCAACGGCTGGATAAATCACTCAGCGCGGTCAGTGATGCTGCATCCCCGGAAGATGTGATTGCACAGATACAGCAGGTGTTTGTCATCCTGATAACAATGGACGGTGACACCGGCCAGAAGATGCAGATCCTGAATACATTATCCCGTTTCCGCAATCTGGAATATCAGCAGACGGAACAGGATAAGAGAATTGCCGCACTGGCTGAAATGATGCTGGTTGTGCTGGCGGCATCGGCGCTTTCGGTTGTGGCCGGACAGTCTGACCCGACAAATAGCACCGAGGCCGCCGGATATCAGCGTGAAGTCTGTGAATCCCTTGATGATGCCATGACTATTACCGGGGATCTGGCGCTGGATGATATTTATCTTACTCTCCTGAACCGGCGCGAACAGGTTGTTATTTTCTTCACCGATAAAGGCTCCGAACGCGGTCGCCTGTCGTCTTACGCTCTGCCGTCGGTGCTGCCGTCTCTCAATGTTGCCAACCGCCTGTATCAGGATGCAACCCGCAGCGACGAGCTGGTGATGGAGATTCAGCCCCGGCATCCGGCGTTTATGCCGGTGAGATTTAAGGCACTGAAAAAATGACGGAAGAGACAAAAAAAACGAAGAATTATCCCTGGTGATAAACGGCAGGCGTATTTCCGGCTGGGACAGTGTCAGGGTTACCCGTGGCATTGAACGGCTGCCGAATGATTTTGAAATCAGCCTGATGGATTACTACCCGGCAACGAATGAAAAGCAGCTGTTTAAACCGGGTGATCCTTGTGAGGTGTTTCTCGGTCAGGATCGGGTTATTACCGGTTATATTGACACGTGGAACGGGCAGATTAATAAAAATCGGCATCAGATAAGTGTCTCCGGCAGGGGTAAGTGTCAGGACCTGGTGGACTGCTCAGCCAACTGGCCGAATAACGTAATCAGTCAGTCAAACGCCCTGCAAATCGCGCAGAAACTGGCGAAGTGGTACGACATCGAGGTATCGAGTACGGTTTCTGATGGCGGGTTACAGGTTGTCCCGCAATTCACCCTGAACTGGGGTGAATCCTCACAACAGGTGATCGAGCGCTGCTGCCGGTATTCTGCGCTGCTGTATTACGAACAGCCGGACGGAAACCTGCTGCTGACCCGCGTCAGTGACAAGGTGGCGGCCAGCGGCGTGGAGCAGGGAAAAAATATCGAAAGTGCTGATTTCTCGGATTCTATGGCAGAGCGCTATTCCGATTACACCGGCGTGTCATTGTCTGTTACCCCGTTTGCCGGAGATGTGTCAGCGGTACAGAACGCCTCGGCGCGGGATCCGGAAGCGGGAAAAATGCGGTACCGGAATTATATCACCATCATCGAAAGCACCCTGATCACCGCTAAACGGGAGCAGGAGAGTATCGACTGGGAAATGAACCGCCGTTACGGCCGCTCCAAAATCCTGAGTGTGATGGTCGACAGCTGGCGGGACGCCTCCGGCAAACTGTGGGAGCCGAATACGCTGATCCCGATAAACATCCCTGTTCTTGGTGTGACGGATAAATTCTGGACTTTGTCTGACGTGACCTATCTGCGGGATGCCGGCGGGACACGCGCGACATTACAGCTGATGCCGCCGGAAGCCTTCATTGCTGAACCGTATGAATTTTACCAGGTAATAAGGGTGTGATGATGAGTGATCAGGTCCGCGATTTAAAAACCCGGATGTCGATGATGATCGGTGCCGGTAAATCCAGCGTCACCAAAGATGACGGAGCGATTCAGACCATCCAGTACAGCACTGCGCTGGAAGTCCGGGACGGTACTTACCGTATGACAGAATTTGGCTTTTCTTCCTCTCTGCCACCCGGATCGGATGTTCTGATTGCCTATCTCGGCGGTAACCGTTCCAGTGCAGTAGTTATCGGCAGCAATCACCCAGGTTCCCGGCATACCGGACTCTCACCGGGTGAAAGCGTGATGTACAACCTGTGGGGTATGTACATCCACATGACAGAGGACGGCATTGTGATTGAGGCCAAAGATAAAGATGTGACCATCAATAACGCCGATAAGGTGACGATCAATGCCAAAACAGAAGTGGTGCTGAATACGCCGATCCTGAAAGTGTCCGGTGATGTGATTGATAACTACGAAAGTAACTCGTCCACACTGAAAGTGCTGCGGGACAGTTACAATAAGCACGACCACGATGTGGAAAATGTGGAACCGGGCAGTGCCACCAAAACCAGTAATCCGATTAAGGAGAAAGTCTGATGTCTGATATTTCTTCCGGGTGGAACGCGGACACACTGCGGGCGGACTGGATAGCCGGAAACGGTGACCTGCTTTCCGGTGATGATTTGCAGTCAGCGATTATGATCAGTCTGTTCACGGACCGACTGGCTCACAGTGATGATGATTACGACGATGAGTACCGGCGGGGATGGTGGGCCGATACCGGAACGGATGGGTTTATTGGCTCCCGTCTCTGGCTGCTGAGACGTCAGAAACTGACCACGCAGGTGGCAAAGAAAGCCGAGGATTACGCCCGCGAGGCGCTGGCCTGGCTGATAACCGACGGGGTCGTGTCTGACATTCAGATCCGGACACAAATAGTGTGGCCGCAGCGGTTGAATATGGTTATCCGTTATCACCGGCCGGATTCCGGTGCAGAAGATCTGCGTTTTTACTGGGTATGGGAGAAACAATAAATGCCGTTTAAGCGTAAAACACTGACGGAGCTGCGGGAGCAGAACCAGAATTTCCTGCGCAATGAACTGAAAGAGCCCGGTGCGCTGCTGCGGTATTCCAATATGCGGGTACTGGCGGATATGGATGCCGGTATGGCGCACCTGCATTATGCCTATCTGGATTACATTGCAAAACAGGCAACTCCGTTTACCGCAACGGATGAAAACCTGGCGGGATGGGGGGCGCTGAAACGGGTGTACCGCAAACCACCGAACAAAGCCACCTGTACAAAGGTGCAGTTTGACGGCGTGCCGGGCAGTATCATTCCTGCCGGTACGGCGATGACCCGCGGAGATGGATACCGGTACCAGTCTGTTATTGAGGTCCATATTAATGCTGACGGGAAAGGCTTCACGTCTGTTGAAGCCATTCTGCCCGGCATTGACGATAATATTTACGGCGGCGGCGCGGCGGGTAACTCACCGGCCGGGACAAAACTGACGCTTGAGATAGCGATATCCGGAGTATCTTCAGATTGTATTGCTGTTGCTCCGATCACCGGCGGCAGTGATATTGAGAATGAAGAGGCTTTCCGGCAGCGGGTCCTGCATGCGTACCAGAAACCACCGCAGGGCGGCAGCGATACAGACTATGAAGGCTGGGCGAAAGAAGTGCCGGGCATTTCCCGCGCCTGGGTAAAACGCCGCCTGCTGGGGGCCGGGTCGGTCGGCATTTACATTATGTGTGACGGCAACAGCAACGGCGGCTTTCCGCTGGGAACTGACGGACCGGCTACCAAAGAAACTTATTCAGTTCATGCGACCGGTGACCAGTTGCGTGTTGCAGATCATATCTGGGATGTGCAGACGGTAACGGCGCTGGTGTGGGTTTGTTCACCTGTTGCGAAAAAGATAGATTTTGAAATTGAAGGGCTGAGCCGGGCAACCTCGGAATTACATCAGCAGATAGCCAAAGCCATTGATGATGTGTTCTTCCGGGACAGTGACCCGACCGGCGGCACAAAAATCTACCTTTCTGACCTGCAGTATGCGATTGCTGATATCCCCGGCACCACCGGCTTTGTCCTGAAAAAACCGGCTGAAAATATAGTTCTGAGTACCGGCGAACTGGCGCAGCGCGGGGAGGTGTCATACACATGAATTACACCGCTGACGATTACACTCAGGCCATGATCGGACTGGCACCGCAGGGTATGGCGTGGGACTGGCGGCCGGGGTCGAATATGCATGCTGTTCTCCGGGCACTGGCGCGCGGTTATGAGGCCTCGGATATTGACGCTGTTCAGCTGCTTGAGGGAGCATTTCCGAAGACGGCCACAACGTTATTACCGGAGTGGGAAAAAACACTCGGTCTGCCGGATGATTGTGGGATCGGGGAGATGAACACCATTCCGAAACGACAATCCGCGGTTCTTTCAAAGCTGCTGCGTACCGGCGGGATGTCAAAGCCCTATTACATCAGCCTGGCGGCCGAGATGGGTTACACCATCACCATTACCGAATTCCGGCAGGCAAGGGCGGGACTGTCGGCCTGCGGTGATGCACTGAACGGTGATGAATGGCCGTTTGTCTGGCGCATCAATGCCGGAAACACGCAGGTGACATACGCGGTCGCCGGCGGCAGTTACTGCGGTGACCCGCTGCGTTCGTGGGGTGAACATTACCTCGAGTGCCAGTTTAATCAGATTTCCCCCTCTCATACGATCCTTCAGGTCGGTTACGGCCAGTAAACCCTGACTATCAACAACTCATTATCACCTTCACTGAGTGAGGCTTTGTTATGAAAAAAATTGGTGATGTCACCAGTACCGCCGATAAAAACGGCGAGTGGACAAACGGCAACGTGGCCGCCGGTATAGCACCGACCATTCTTGAGGCTGGCTGGCTTAATTCCGTCCAACGGGAAATTCTTGGTGTGCTGGTTGAGGCTGGTATTGCGCAGGATAAAAATAATGATAACCAACTGAAGGAGGCGATAAAAAAAATTATCTCCGGCGGTAACTACGCCACAAAAACAGAAGTAAACAGCAAACTCGCCAAAGATCAGAACGGCGCAGACATCCCAAATAAAGATACCTTTATCAAAAACCTTGGTTTGGGAGAAAAATTTCAGCCGAAGGGAAACTACCTTCCTTTCAGGACGGTTAACAAATTACCGGGACGCGGATTTACCGGTGCGTTCTCCGGTGATGTGAACACAACTTATGTCAAAGGAATATCAGTCGCATCGGCAGCCGGAGAAACTGATACCGGTCAGTTCTATGTCGATCCTTATGCTGTGCTGACAGTCAGATATCTGAACAGCAATGGTGCGATACAACAAAACCGTATTGTGGGGATACCAATCGGAGCAACTATCGAATGGCAGTCAACAGCCCCAATTCCTGAAAACTTTTTAGCAAATGACGGTCGCTCATTCAGCGCATCAGTTTATCCGGAGCTTGCAAAAGTCTTTCCGGGACTGAAACTTCCCGACGACCGGGGGCTGTTTAAACGGGCACTGGACAGCGGAAAAGGTTATGACTCCGGGCGAACGCTGGGCAGCGTACAAGGCGATGCCATGCGGAACCTGACCGGCCGCTTTGGTAACCCGACGATTGAGGGCGGGGATTTTTCCGAGGGGTATTCCGTCACTCCGTCAATTCCGGCGGTCGCGCAGCCGGAGCAGGAGGAAACTCTATCGCATACTCCTTTGATGCATCCCGTCAGGTAAGCACAGCAAATGAATTCAGACCGGTAAATAAAGCGGTTATTTATATTACGAGGGTTATTTGAAATGGCAGATTACAACACTGAAATTCAGTACGCGGTATTTGACGAAAACGGGCTGGCTATCGTGCCGGGATGGGCTGAAGTGTATTGCTGCCACCCGCTGACACGGGAATATACCGGCAAAAGCATGGATGAGGTACCGTTAGGGTTCAGTCTGAAAGCTGATGCCTATCCGGATAAACCGGAATTACCCGCGCCGGGATTTGCCATTGTCCGCAGTGAGGACGGTAAACGCTGGCTGCATGTGGAAGACCATCGCGGTAAAACCGCTTATGACAAAACCACAAAAGAAAAAGTCCTGATAAACAACGTCGGTGCGCTGCCGGATAATCTGGCATTGCTTGAGCCGCAAACGCCTTTTGATAAGTGGGACGGGAAAAAGTGGGTAACAGATAAAGCAGAACAGCACGCGCATGAGGTCGCTGTTGCCGAAAGTCAGAAACAGTCGCTGTTGGCAGAAGCTGAACAGGAAATTGCCATGCTGGAGCGTAAAATACGCCTCAACATGGCGACTGAAACAGACCGGGCAAAACTGACAGAATGGGAAATTTACAGTGTGAAAGTCACTGATACCGACACATTCGCCGGTGCCGGTACTGAATGGCCTATACCTCCGGCTTCACCGGCCAGATAATATCAGGGGCGGTGGATACGTCCACTGCCTCCAGTTCGTCCAGATAATCCAGCCAGGCGTTTAACCGCGCCTTTTCATTATCACTGATACGGCCAAGTGCCAGTTTTGTTTGCAGTAACTGAGTTTCAGCCTGAACCTCTGTAATCAGCGCCTGCTTATCGTATTCAGCTTTTGCGATCAGTTGTTCTTTCGTTGGTCGCGGATTTGTGATGTTATCAGCTTCCTCTTTGGTGATTTCAGTCACTTTTTCTTTTATCCACTCTTTTGCAGAGTCGTTATCTTCAAGTGCATAAACTTCATTATTTTTCGTTTTGTAATATTTCATAGCGAGTACTCCAGCCAGAAATTAATAACAGTCCATTCTGTCGGCTGTCCCCATCCTCCGTTGACGCTATATCTTGCGCCGGGCGGAATCACAGCAGTTAAACAAATAACCTCATCAGCAGTTGTCCAGCGATAATCAGCACGATGTTGTACTCCGTTATGAATTACCTGAATATCAATACTGAAAGGATACTGAGTACCTGTTCTGTTCGTTTCGACATGAACAATCCGGGGCTTGCTGTCGGTGTTGGTGTACCAGACTTTATTTTGACGGCTGGTCGTCAGGTTTCTGTAGGTCTGACCAACACCGAAAAGTTGCTCAGTAGTCGCAATGTCTTTACCGTCAACTTTGAAACCATCGGGGCCAATAATTAATTTTTTACCAGCGACTCTGTTTTCAAGCACTAATTCGTTACTGTTTATAATTCCCCACCAGGCAACCAGTTTTCCAAGCAGATACAGTTCATGATAAATTGATGTTCCGGCTGTTGCTCCTGTAGTTAATCCCCGACCTCCAACATATTCGATATTTAACGGCCCTTTCAGCGTCCCGCCAGTCAGTGCAAGGTAAAGTTCTCTCAAACCAAGGTTTCTGGGAATGCAGCCATAACCGGATAAATCCGTAATAATCCCGTCATTACAGTAAACATGAGGGAAAACAATGGCGGTCATCGGCTATATCCGTGTATCAACAACTGACCAAAACAGCGATTTACAGCGAAACGCGCTCATCAGCATAAATTGTGATCAGATTTTTGAGGACAAAATGAGCGGTAAAACCGCCGTCAGGCCGGGACTGAAACGGGCATTAAAGGTTATTCAGCCGGGCGATACACTCGCAGTGTGGAAACTGGACAGGCTCGGGCGCAGTGTCAAAAACCTGATAGCGCTGATATCTGATCTGCACGAACGTGGCGCACATTTCCGGTCACTGACGGACAGTATCGACACCAGCACCGCTATGGGGCGCTTTTTCTTTCACGTCATGTCAGCACTGGCTGAAATGGAACGCGAGCTGATAGTGGAACGGACGCTGGCAGGATTGGCTGCAGCGAGAGCACAGGGCAGAGTCGGCGGACGACCGGCGGCGCTGACACAGAATGACCGGGAGCAAATCAGTCGCCTGTTGGATAAAGGATATTCCCGGCAGCAGCTGGCAATTATTTATGGTGTGGGGGTATCGACGATTTACCGGTATTTTCCGGCCACGACGTAAATAAAGAAAGCCGCGCTGGTGGATGTTCGACGCGGCAATCCTTATATGTATCAGCCAAAACTTAACCGGATATAGCTGGGGCATAAGTCCAAATCTAATTTGACAGATAGCCCTGTACCATGAGATGCAGACTTTACTTTTTCTTCGTCCTATCAATCATAGGGGAGATTAATGAGTACTATTAGTTGTTAATCAGCATTACTATGTTTTGCCTGTGCCTCATGAATTAAATGATTGGAGTTATGACATGGATATTAAGGGGTTTCCACCGGGAGTAATGGAACATCTTGGCTGGTATGTATACCGACTAATTGACCCAAGGGATGGAAGTACCTTCTATGTGGGGAAGGGGAAAGAGAATCGTGTATTTGCTCATATGCGTGGTGAGGTCGCCGCGGCTGATGATGATGAATTACTTAGTAACAAACTCAAGCAACTTCGAGAGATCAGACTGGCTGGTCTTGAGGTCATCCATGTAATCCACCGACACGGTATGGCTGATGAAAAGACTGCTTACGAAGTTGAAGCTGCACTCATAGATGCCTACCCCGGTTTAACTAACATCGTGAACGGTGCTGGCAGCAACGAATATGGTGCTGCACACATCAAAGAGTTAATTGCAACATATCAACCTGAAACAATCGTGTTCAAACATAAAGTCCTCATGATATCCGTGAACAGAAGTTCAAGGGATATAGACCTCTATGATGCTGTGCGTTTTAGCTGGCGTGTCAGTGTTGAGCGTGCCCGCAAGGCTGAAGTTATACTGGCTACAGTTAGAGGAATTGTGAAAGGGGTGTATGTGGCTGATGAGTGGCTTAAATCTACTCGTGAGAACTTTCCTGAGATGCTTTCATGGGATGCTGATGATGAGTTTGAATCTACCCAAAAATCTCGCTTCGGGTTCCGAGGAAGAGTAGCCCCCCTGATATGTTGCAGCTTTACTTGGGTAAAAAAATTCCGGATGATCTGAGAAAGAAAGGAGCTATGTCTCCTGTGAGATATTCTCCCGGCTTTTGATATCTGAATGGGGTGGATTTCTATTCATAGCAGCTTTTCATTCTTGGTCGCTCATAGCAGTCTGCTCCGTGCCAAGAACGGACATTGCTTGCATCATGTTATGTTAGACGGGGAGTTGGTCAGGAACACAGAATACTGTTTGAGATCATATCAATTTAGAATGCATACTATGTGTTAGCTGTCTGCCGGTATCGCGATGGAATGGGTTAATTTGCTGGTTTGTGCTCTGTTAGTTTCCGAAACCATCCATTTAAATGCTGATTCAAGTGTGAATACCAATGGTCTACGTTCGAAAATATCGACCAGTCTTTGATTGACTTATGTCGCCATAATCGAAAAACCTTGCTTCATCTTCAATATCAAGCGATTTTTTTAACCACCACTCTTACACATTGCGCTATCAGCAAACACTATTGTACAACCATGATTGCATACTGGTTTGAACATCACGGATCTTGGCCGAGGTTTAACCTCAAGCATTTATCAGTGGTGCTTTATCACATCAATCCGGATTATAACTCAATTACACATGTCAATTGAATTTACAAATCCATGTTGATATGCTCTTTCATAATACGTTGATTATTAAATAACATATCGAAACTATAATCATTAATACTATTTAAATTAAGCGTTATAACTATACAAAAAGGAAAGCATCGTGACAAATAAAAACAAACCTAAGAACTTTGAAGACTTGCTTTTGGGGAAATTTCTAGATCCCATACATGGAGTCATTCGGATAACTAAGCTTGAAAAAAAGATAATTGACCATCCTTTATTCCAAAGGCTAAGAGATATTAGGCAGAATACGTTTCTATATAAAGTATTTCCTTCTGCAATGCACTCTCGTTTTGAGCACTCAGTTGGTGTGATGCATTTATCGTATGAAATATTGAAAAATATAGATTTGAATGCGTTGATTTATAATCGTAAAGATGTGGATGTTGACCTCTACCTGGATATTAAAAAAATACCAACAAGTCTTATTCAGGAACTACGTATTGCAGCATTGTTACACGATGTTGGGCATGGTCCTCTAGCCCATCAATTCGATAGTTTTGCCGTAGAAATAAAAAAATTCGAAGAAAAATGCAAGGCTGAAGGCACTCAGAAATACGATAAAATCATATCATTATCTGATAGTAAAGAAGGACGATTAAGCCACGAACAAGTATCATGCATTTTTATTAAAGAAATAATTGATGAGTTGAAGAGTAAAGCTGAAATAGAATTAGATGGTGACGATACTTATAAAGAAAATATAGAAATGATTAACGCAGATAGCATTATAAAAATTGTTGAAAAAAAATATGAATTTAAAAATGAAATGGAAGGTCCAGATATATATCCTTTATTGGGCTCAATCATATCATCTTCACCTATAGATGCAGATAGAATGGACTACTTACTGAGAGATAGCTACTTCTCGGGCGTTAAGTATGGGATATATGATTATGGGCGATTGCTAATGTCATTTATCCCTGTCAAAGTAGAAAATAGCATTTACTTGGCATATAAAGAAAGTGGTATGGATTCAATACTAGAATTTGCTAATGCAAGAAGTGGTCTTTATAGTCAAGTCTATTTCCATAAAACCAATCGCGCGCTATCTGCTATGCTTAATAAAGCATGTTCTGGACAAGGCTCTGTTAATGTTATCCCTTTAGATTCTGAGGGTAATGTCATTGATTTAATGAGAGATTTCTATATAAATAATCCAGACAAAAAATTTTTAGAGCACACGCTTGAAAATAAGTTAAATGGAGATTCTAAAGAAATACTTAATGATATTGTTAATAGAAAAGTGTGGAAAAAAATATATGAAAAAAAACACACATTTTCTAATGTTAAACTTTCAGATAATACATTCAAAAGATACAAAAGTGAAATTTCTGAGAAGATTAATAACATTCTTAAAGAGAATTTAGCAGGAAATGGATGGGTGCTTGATTTTCAGATTGAAGACAACTTCAAGGACATTGATGTTAGCCAAGCTAAAATAATTAAAAAAGAAATTGATGGCCGGCATGAAATAAAGGAATTACGTGAATGTAATGAAGCACTTCAACCATATCACTATGTTAAATTCTTTATTCGCGTTTTTGCATCAAAAGCCACTCAAGATAAAAATATTGAAATATTTAAACAGCTAATTGAAAAAATTGAAACAACTGTTGAAAATGAAATAAATCGCATTAAAGCTTAAAGAACAATAGTAGAATCCTAATGTTTTTTGCAATATATTGCTTAATGCTATGACTACACCGCCGTTAGTTATCCCCGGTAACTAACGGTACTTATGTTTAATTGTTGGCCCGCAGTGTTACTCTGCTCTTGTCATTTCCACTGTATTCGTCATTAAATTCATCATCAGGCTTATATTATACGCTGCACAAGTTCTTATTGATTCCATTTTCACCTCTTGGAGTACAGTTTCACTGTCCGGATTATTCTGGCGTCAATAAACGTGCTGACCTGTTCCCCGTTGATTCATAGACCGCGAACCTCGAAACAGAGGGAGAGGTTCGCTCCTCGCTCAAAACAGCCATTTGAATTTTACATGTGGGCAGGTTCGTTGGCCTCACTCAGCCAGCCGGGTCACATACTGATGTATGTTCCCTGTTTATCTTCCCTTGCCGCCTTCCTGCATCTTGAATTGCGTTATGTATAAAGAGCAGGACATTCCGGCATAAGCTCTGAATGCAGGCTTAATACGGTTTCATCCCGAGCTGTTAGCTGCAACTTGAAAGCTATAGGGTATATGGTATCGTACGCGTCAGAAATACCTTTAAGAGAACCTTTCTCGGTGGAAAAAAAGAAAACCTTCCTGCAGCAGAAAAGTGGCTTGCACCCGCGTAACCGTCATCGTTCACGCTATGATTTCCCGGCGCTGATCGCTAGTTGCCCTGCACTGGAGCCGTTCATCAAGCCGAACGCTTGGGGCGACATCTCGATAGATTTTGCCGATCCTGCGGCGGTTAAAATGCTCAACTGTGCATTACTGCAACATTTTTATGGCATTGAACACTGGGACATTCCCGCCGATTATCTGTGCCCGCCGATCCCCGGGCGTGCCGACTATTTACACCATCTGGCCGACCTGCTGGCGACCAGCAACGGCGGTGAGTTCCCTCGCGGTAAAGGCGTGGCGATCCTTGATGTGGGTGTTGGTGCCAACTGTATTTATCCGATTATTGGCCTGCGTGAATATGGCTGGCGTTTTACCGGTTCGGAGATTAATCCGATATCGCTCAATTCGGCCAAAATGATCGTGGAGATGAATACGACACTGAGAAACGGCGTGCGCCTGCGTTTACAAAAACACCCCGAATGTATTTTGAACGGCATCATCGGCGTGGCAGAGAAATTTGATGCCACACTGTGTAATCCACCGTTCCACAGCTCTGAACAGGAAGCGCAAGCCAGCACCCGTCGCAAACTGCACAAGCTGGGTAAAGGCGAGGTAGCCGACACGCCGGTACAGAACTTTGGCGGCAAAAATAAAGAGCTATGGTGTGAAGGCGGTGAAGAAGCCTTTGTGCGTAAAATGGTAGAGGAGAGCGTTAGCCTGGCGCAAAACTGCCTGTGGTTCACCTCGTTGATTTCTAAAAATACGACCTTACCTTCGATTTATCACGCGTTGAAGCTGGTGGGTGCGGCCGAAGTCCGTACCATTGAAATGGCGCAGGGGCAAAAAATCAGTCGCTTCGTGGCCTGGACTTTCCACGATGCACAACAGCAGGTCGCCTGGGCGACAGAACGCTGGCGTTAATTTCCCTGATGCCGATTATTTAATCGGCACTGATAAAACTTAGCGTTTCCCTTTCAATTTCTGCATGTTGCGTTATTTTCAATATGTCTTCCAATACTAAAAATCTTAAAAAAGTTATTTATTCAAAATACAATAGTTACCTTACTTAATTGATATTTTAATCCGGTATATATACCCAACGTAATTCAAACTGCAGGCTGAGCTCAAACTGCGGTTTGAATGAATAAGGGTATATGACTACATTATAAACACATTAAGGAAGATGCATGGTTCGGAGGAAATCATTCAGGCTTGGAATGACGCAAGGAGCAGCTTGTTTGAATATACATCCCATGAGTCTCCTTTCCTCCCTCCTGTTTTAAATGACGGGCAGAACTAGCAGCCTCATAATCTCGCAGTACTCACTGCGGTATTATTCATCAAATCCGTTTCTACTAAAATCTATCGTACTTGAAGAGGATCGGAAGTAATTCACGGTCAAACAGCTTAGTCAGCCCCATTTATTGGTGCTTAGAATTGTTCGTAATCCTCTATCAGCAGCGAGAACATCAGGTGGGGGCTGGGTAATACAAGTGGCAGCGACCGTGAATGTCCGCTCCTCGCTCATAGCGGACTGTCGGATTTGATTTCAATGAGTAATGCATGTGACGCATAAGATTAGTAAAAATCAGATTGATGAGACAGCCAAACTTCTTTATCATTAACTGTATGTATGTACAGTTAGTCGGCTTTGAGTATGAAACTTGTCAAGATTAACGATGATGCAATTCTGACATTGCCTCTGTTCCTGGAGCATGTCCCGGCCGGGTTTCCGTCACCGGCGGCGGACTATATCGAGGACCGCATAAACCTGAACAGTGAGCTGATCCGGCATCCTGAAAGCACCTACCTGCTCAGGGTTGAGGGCAGTTCGATGATAGATGCGAATATCTTTGACGGTGATGTGGTTATCGTGGACAGCGCGGTAACTGCAGTTGAAGGTGATATTGTAATTGCCAGTTTTGATGGTGAGTTTACTGTCAAAAAATTACAACTGTTACCGGCACCTATGCTGATCCCGATGAATCCGGATTATCAGCCTATTGCAATCAGCAGCGAGCAGGATTTACAGATTTTCGGTGTGGTCACCTACATCATTCACCGAGCGCAGTGATGTTCGCGCTGGTGGATGTAAACAGCTTTTACGCAAGCTGTGAAAGAGTATTCCGGCCGGACCTGACAGGTAAGCCGGTCATCGTCCTGAGCAATAATGATGGCTGCGTGATCGCCAGGTCAGTAGAGGCGAAAACCCTCGGTATCAAAATGGGGGCGCTGTATTATGAGTGCTGCGATTTTGCCGCAAAAATAATGTGACCGTATTCAGTTCAAATTATGCGCTGTACGGCGATATGAGCAGCCGTGTGATGACATTGCTCTCATCCTTCGCACCCGCCACAGAAATCTATTCTATCGATGAAGCCTTTCTGATTTTACTGGCATGACCAGGACATTCAGCCTGGAAGATTACGGCCGTGAGATACAGGCTGCCATTCTGCAGAAAACACACCTTCCGGTCGGTGTTGGTATTGCACCGACAAAGACACTCGCAAAACTTGCCAACCACGCGGCAAAACATGGAAAAAAACCGGTGGAGTGGTCGATCTTTCTGATCTTCTGCGCCAGCGTAAATTACTGGCTTTGATACCGGTCAGTGAGGTATGGGGTATCGGCCGGCGAATATCTGCCAGACTGAATACTATGGGGATCTGCACCGCATTAGATTTAGCAAACGCTTCACCGGCGACTATCAGGAAAACATTCGGTGTTATTACTGAGCGCACGCTGCGGGAACTGAACGGGGAACCCTGCATCGAGCTGGAAGAAGTCAGAAAGGTGAAACAGCAGATCCTCTGTTCTAGGTCGTTCGGTACAAAGTGACAGACATTGTCACCATGAGAAAGGCCGTATGTGAATATGCGGAACGGTCAGCTGAAAAACTCCGAGAAGAAAAGCAGCGTTGCCGGATGATCGGGGTGTTTGTGCAGACCAGCAGACACGCTAACGGGCCGGACTATGCGAACAGTACAAACATTTCACTCGAGTATCCCAGCTGCGACACGCGGGACATCATTAATGCCGCCATGAGATCACTGGATAACATCTGGTGTGATGGGTACCGGTATTATAAGGCGGGCATTATTCTATCAGATTTCACGGATTCAGCAGTCACCCAGCTCGATATGTTCGCCACGCGGCAGCCATTCAAAAACAGCGACGAGCTGATGAAGACTATCGACACGATCAATAACAGCGGTATGGGCCGGGTGTGGTTCGCCGGTAAAGGCAGCGACAGCGGGTACAAGATGAAGCGCGAAATGTTGTCACCGGCATACACGACAAATTTTAGTCAGCTGCCGGTGGTGAAAAGTTAATGTGTCCATTTAGGTGATGAAGCGCGTTGAGATGGAATAAGTTTTTTCACGAACTAATAATTGAAAATACATTCCCAAAACTATCAGTGGAATAGTGTTAAAACAATAGGTTAGGCAAAGCATTCAAACACCTGAAGAGCATTGTTTTTAATGGTTTTAATAATAAAATTATGTAGTTATATTGATTCTTAGTATCTACTGCTGCGCCACATGGGCTGGTTTGAGGCCGCTGACTTAATCGTTAAAGGAATGGAAGGGGCAATCGCTGCCAAGACCGTCACTTACGATTTCGAACGTCTGATGGAAGGCGCTAAGCTCCTGAAATGCTCAGAGTTTGGTGACGCAATCATCAAACACATGTAATTAAGTTTGCAGTGAAATAATTAACGGGAACTTATTAGTTCCGTTTTTTATTGTTCAGTCTGAAACGGTTATCAAAAAGTTTGCAAAATGATTTAGCAAAACGGTATGAAATTTGTGCAGATTGTGGGTAATTTGAGGTTTAGATGTGTGGTAAGGAGAGGGCCGCTTTGAGCGAGTAATGGACATTACAACTTCGCTGGCACATTTTTAATGCCTATTTTGAGGGTAATTAGAAACTTGTGGCATAAAGGCTCTGCGCCTGACTGCACTTTGATGAAACTGGGTCTACCCGGATAAAAATACAACCGAGCTGTCAAACTTTCGGTACATAAATTATGTTTACACTTATTCTATACACATAGATTCTTTAATTAAACAGACTAGCAAAATGGAAATAAAGTTATGACGGCTGGCTATATGGAAAATAGAAAACTGTAAAACTACACTTTCAATTAACGGATATCCTGCTTCTACAATGAATAGAATATGGCGCCGCAGTAGCAGGTAATGCCTTGTGTGCCTATGTCGCAAAATATCACTCGCTTACTTGTCTAGGACTCTCATAAGAGATACTTTATCAACCTTGGGTCTTTAGTCTCGAATATCTAAAGGGTAAATCATGATAAACAATATAGTGCTAATAAAGTTGCAAGTTATAAGTCAAATCAGAATTAAATACTGATAAAAAGTAAATATTATTTATGGTTTAAATGGAACAGGCAAAAGTACTCTCTCTAATTATTTCTATGATATAGAGAATGAAAAATATCAGCATTGTTCTCACTCAGGTGAGTATGATGAAATCCTTGTCTATAATCAAAAATTCATTCAGGATAATTTTATGCAAAGGATTCTCTAAATGGAATATTTAGTTTATCCAAAGAAATAAAGAAGCAAAAGAAAAGGTTGAGAGCCTTACATTAAAAATAATAAAATTGACTGATGAAAAACGTGAAATTGAAAATGAAATTTCAGCACAAAATACCATTATTTCTGATTCAAAAAACAAGCTCAAATAAAACATGGGAAATAAAAACCAACTATTCAGGTGGTGATAGGGTCCTTGAATTTTGTTTGTCAGGAAAAATGGGAAGTAAGAATCACTATTTAACCATCTTTGCTCCATTCCTTTGCCTAGTCCTAAGCCATCAAAAAATCTCTGACCTAAAGAAGAAGCAAGTGCGGTTGATGGCAAGACAGCAATTAAATACAACATGTTAGAGAAAATTGACACCATTGAATTATCATTTGATGAAGTGAAATTACTTCAAGATGTCATTGTGGGAAGTACAGACAGTCCGTTCATATCTTATAAGTAAGCTTCAGAACTCAGATTGGGTAAATGAAGGGCTAAAATACTTAGAACAAACAGGGATTCCCAGTGTCCATTTTGTCAATCTCAAACTATTACTGAAAACTTGGTTCAGCATATTCGTAATTATTTCGACGAGACATATAAAATAGTGTAGAAAAAATAAAGTATATTCAAACTAAATATAAGTCATTGATTGACGGAATTCCTTCACTGGATAATTATAAGAATGCAAATTTTCTGCCAACCATATAATTAAATTAAGTGACTATTATAACCAATTAAGTAAAGATACAGAGAAAAATCTAGACCTAATAAAGCAGAAAGTAATAAATCCAGTAATACAGTAACTCTGGCTGATACATCTAACTCTGTTGATAACTTCAATTTATTAATAGAATTAGTAAATGCTGAAATAGCCACACATAATTCTAAAATAGATAATGCAAAAGATGAATTAGAAAAATAAAGATATCGTTTTGGCAGATCTTAAGGTATGAGTATGACCAAACAATTTTAAATTTCAACGATATAAAAATATTGCAAATAATATCATCATTCAAAAAATACAGAAAAGATGAAAAAAAGAAATGATAAAGGTCAAAGATAAAGAACGTATTGAATATCAGAGATCTACTGTGAATATAGATGAGGCAGTATTCAACATAAATCAAGGTCTAAATGATATCGGAATTACTGATTTTCATATCGAAAAATATGAAGATACTCTTTATCGTATAGTTCGCAACGAATCTAGTTCTAAAATATTCTCATCATTAAGTGAAGGCGAAAAAATGATTATCAGCCTTTTATATTTTAGAGAGCTATTCAGAGGTAAAATAATTGCCACTGAGGGTAAAACAAGGAAAATAGCAATAATTGACGATCCTGTATCAAGTTTATCACATATTTTTGTTTATAATATTGGTCAGCTGATAAAAATGACTTCTTTAACTCTGATGAAATAGAACAGGTATTTGTTTTATCTCACAGTCTATATTTTTTCTATGAACTTGCTGATGCAAACCATGAAAGAAGAAAAGAAACTCAAAATTTATTTAGGCTTTCTAAAAACTCTAATGGCAGTTCAATTATTTTAATGAAGTATGATGAAATACAAATGACTACCAGTCTTACTGGTCAGTAATCAATGATGACAAACAACCTCCAGCCTTAATTGCTAACTGCATGAGGAATATAATTGAATACTTTTTCAACTTTGTACAAAAAGCAGATTTAAGCAACGTCACTCAAAACCAGAGTTAAAGAAACCACGATTTCAGTCCTTTATTCGCTACATAAACAGAGAATCACATTCATTAGGACAGAATATTTTTGACTTTAAGGAGTTTAACTATAATGATTTCAAAGAGGGACTTAGATTAGTGTTCGAGCATACAGGTTATTCTGCACATTACAAAAAAATGGCAAAAATAAAAAACTAAAACAGCCTCAGTATCAGTTTTAATTACTGAGTTAAATTCCTAACTGCCTATCAGTAATGTTATTGTTGATAGGCTATTTATCTAATGTGCCACCATTTTCGTACGTCTGCTATTGTTCCTCCCGGCTAAGCGTGGCGAGCGGGAAACCTATTATGAACAGAGGCCATAAGTAACAAATGTCATGACCCTTAAAATCGTATCAGTATGTATTAATGTTGGATTTATACAAAAACAAGCATAGTTTATAACTGCTCTGTTTTCATTTTATTGCAATAGGATGGAAATTTATCTTTAAAATCTGATGCGGAGATCTTAGTTACTGTACTGCCTCTTTATTTACTTCTAACTCTCGTATTGTGGAATTTTTTTATAATTCGATGAAAGAAATGAATTACCCACATTTTCTTTATTACTCTCCAGATAATTGGTTAGCATTTTAGGCGATATTTAAATTATTTTTTTACTCAAAAAAAGCCAACGCAAAGTGAGAGTAGACGACATTATATTAGGATAGACATGCTGATTCAGCAATTTGTTTAGTTTGCTCCCTTGGGTAGGGCTGACTTGTCCTCGATTGGGAAGTGATGAGTAACATAAACAGTAACCAGTGCATTTTTATGTGTAGAATCCATATCCATTAGGATATGCAATATTTCAACCTATCTAGCGTGGTCTTGACAACTTCCGCTGCTGGCACAAACCGGATATGTAGCCTAGAAGACAGATATACAAATTTAACTATGTGCAAATAAAATATTATATCAACACTCTTATCCAATCTTTGCCACGATCATCATGATATTTATCGGTTTGTTGCTGGCTTTTATGACCCAACAGGTTTTTGGTATTAATTCCTTGTTGTCGGTATAAACGTTCCGACAATGACCGCATTTCATGAAATGTTGCAGGCGTACCTTCTCCCCAATCGATATTGGTTTTATCCCTGGCTTTTTTAAAGTTGGTGGTCAGGGTATTTGCGGTTACCTGGCCGCCGGGCTGTGACTGTGATGTGTTTCGTGTGTAGTGGACTAAATATTTGCTGACATACAGATCACGGCATCCGGCAATCACATCCCGCAGGCTGATATTGAGTGCCTGACACCGGAGGGAGAGAGGGATAGCAAGCCGCGTTCCGGTTTTTTGCTGGATGACATGCAGATAGTCATCCCATATATCACGGAACTTCATTTCTGAAATATCTCCGAGGCGCTGTCCGGTAACTACAGCCAACAACATGGCGTTTCCGAGATATTTATGGTCCTTGCAGGCGATATCATAAATTTTCTGCCATTCTTCCAGACTAAGTCGTTGCCGGGTGACCTTTCGCCGTGGTTGCTTTGTAGCGAGAGCTGGGTTATATCCGGGCGGAACTTCACCGGCATGCTGCGCTTCTTTGAATACATCGATTAACACTGAACGGACAACCTGAGCCATCCGGTGCTGACCACTGGCCTTATACTGATCCAGAATATCGGCAATATCACGGGCATCGACTGCCGGTAATGGTTTTTGTGACAACGCATGACGCATCAGTGCAACAGGTTTCTGTTTTTGCTTAAAGGTATTCTGTTTTATTTCACCGTCTGCCAGACGCTCCGATTGGATTTTCTGGTACCTATCCAGCCAGGTATTAACAGTGATTTCTTTGCCTTTTATTTTCGCCATCCGATCACTTATCGCCATTATCTGGCGGCTTCGCTGTTCAGCCAGTCGCAGATTAGCCTCAACCGCGATTATTTTGGCCTCTTCCTCGTTGTCACCGAGATAATGGAATTTCCCGGTGACGGGATGTCTGTAGCGCCAGTACACCTTGCTGGTTTTCCTGCTGAAAAACGGGTACAGGTTGGGGATATTGATATTATTTTTACGGGGTCTGGCAGCCATCAGTTAAAATCCTTTGCAACCTGGGATTGTCACTTTTGCTGATCACCGGTGAGATTAAATTACCGACAAGTTCGGCATCTTCTCTCACGCGCCAAATACCGCCTTCTTTCTGTGCCGGTGGGAAAAACAGACCGCATCGGGCGTACCGCTGTAATGTTCCCAGTTTAGGTGGGCGGCTCCTGTACCGGTCTTCTGCCCATTCATCCAAAGTTAACATTTTCATAATCACACTCTGCACATCACCGTATACAATTAAGACTGTTCAGATATAAGAAGAGCGTAGCTTCAGTGAATATTTCTTTTTTTAATGGTGTCTTTTATTGCTTTTTTTATAGCCTCTGTAGTCGTCCCTTCGCTGGCAATATGTTCACCGATTTTTTTTAAAAAAGAGGCTATATAAGGTGCATTTTCAGGTATGTTGAATTCCTTACTTACCTCAACATTAATGCAGGGTGCTTCATTTAAAGTCACTGTAATATTAATCTTAACACTTGGGTTATCCTGTTTTGACATAGACAGTTCCTTATTAGTGATAATAATTTTATATCGTATTAATTTATTTTTTCCCGGTGCGGGGCAGCAATAATTCCGCCGGATAAACGGAATAAAATAATTTTTTAACCGGCTGTAATGTATTTAATTTCTGGTTATTGACAGTATGGTTTACTGAGCATTTTCAGATGCAATTGCCTGATACATATCTGTAAATCCATTTCTTATCAATGTGATGACTTTCAGTGATGGCTCTTTATCATCCGGACTTATTTCCTCCAAAAAATCGACAGCGATTTCCTGAATATTTCTTGGCAGCTGACTAAAGTCCATTGCGTCTGTCTCCTCAATAGAATTTGTTATTGGCGGTTTAAAAAATTGCGGCTGGCAGACGGACATTATCATCGCTCCTCCGTTTTAAGGTTCAGAGCTGCACAGCCGCGAACAAGGGATTACACCGTTATTATTTTTGTCGTCTTACTCTTCACACAGTTATTCAGATATGCAGGCGTTACTGCGGTTGTACTGTTAAAGCACAGAAGTCTTCCCATCTGGCGATGTCTTCATCGAGGCGGGCCATAGTGCGCTCGTGGTCACGTATCTCTCTTTGGCGCTCAGCACGGAGTGATTGCAGTTTTTGAAGCGCCCGGGCTTTTTCAGTAATCCACGCCGCAACTTCGTCTGCTGACATGTTGTTGGTAGTGATGATTGGTTCTTGGTTCATATTGGCCTCATGTAAAAAATGGTACCTCTTACATGAAATAAAAAGTACCTTAAGTTACATTTGCGGTCAATAGTTAGTGTAAAAAAAGTTACATTGCTGCATAGATAAGGCAAATGAGGGAGGGATAAATCAGATGTTTTGAATAACCTGAATAACCCTACCAATGATTCGACAGTTACCATTGACTACTATCGGTTTGAAATTGGGGTTCAGCGGAATCAGGTAGGTATAGGGGGCATCCCAGACTAGTTTTTTGATTGTGGCGTCTGATGTGCCATCGAGTATTGCAACAACAATTTTTCCATATAGATCTTCTATACTTCCAAATTGTGTTTCAACAATGACTGTTGAGCCTTCAGGGATTGTTGGTGCCCCATTTGGGTTTGTCATTGAATCACCCTTAACATCAAGGCCAAACGCACTTTCAGATACCCGGGCGGTTGTGTTAACCCAGCGAAGTACATCATCAATAGTTGCTGATGCGTATGTTGATGTCCAGTCACCGGCTTGTACGGCAGATATAACAGGGATTTGTTTGACAGCAATGGTTTTTCTTGCAGATACCAGTTCAGTCGAAAGTGGTTCATTTCCGCCAAATAGTAACCATTCAGGAGAGACATCCAGTGATTTAGCCAGCATGTGAAGGTTTTCACCATCTGGTTTTGTGACACCTGTCTCCCATTTTGTAACGGATACGCGTGAGACCCCGAGCATTTTTGCCAAGGATTGTTGCGTCATATTGAGTTGCGTACGACGAGCTTTGATGCGTTCGTTCATTTCCGTTTTCATGTAACCAATGTTACATCACAATGATGTGAAATGTGTTTGCATGTTATTGTACCTTTTGTTACCTTTCTTGTGTTCAAAGGTCTGAGGAGTCGTACAAATGTTGAAGAGAGATGTTCTTCATTTTTTCGGCGGAGTAAAAAAACAGCCGCAGCTCTTAATATCAGTCATCCGGCAGTTTGCCGCTGGAAGAAAACTATTCCCGAAAAACAAGCTTTGAAAATTGAGCGGCTCACAAACGGAAAACTCAAGTACAACCCTGCACTTTATCAGCATAGCAGCACGGAAAAGCACGGTTAACTACAACCCAATCTGAAAGTGAGTAGGCAATGAAAAACCAATCCCTGAAAGAAGTTGTAAGAGAGATGTGCAGTCTGGTCCCCGGCGGACGTGATGCAATGGCCGGTTCCCTTGGCTTGTCCCTGACGTCATTCAATAACCGGTTTTATGAGAAAAACGGCTGCCGGTTCTTTGATCACCATGACCTGATGGTGATGCAGGAAGTCTCCGGAACTGTGCTGTATGCCGAATATGTCGCGGCGGAGTCCGGAATGCTGCTGGTGGACAGCCCGAAAAAAAGTGAAATCGGCCGTACTGACTTATACGAAAAGAGCGTCAGGGCATCCGTTATGCGCGGGGCAGTGGATTTGTGCATCAGTAAGGCTATTGAGGACGGAGAAATCACCACAGGAGAAGCGGATGCAATACGGACTGCACACTACAGAGACATGCAGGCCAGAACAGATGAGGTTGAATCCACGATTATTTTATTTACCCGGACTCAGAAAGGGTGAAGCCGGGAGTATACGGCTCCCGGCTTCGATCGCGCCATATCAATTGTGTGAAGAGATAAACGCATGAGCAGATTAACTCATTCAATACCGGAAAGGCAATTCAAATGCATTGTTACCGGCAGTGAACCACTTCGTTATGTGGAAAGCATACCGGGTTGCGGCACAGCTGACAACTACCGGAAAAAACCGGAAATGGTAGACCGGCAAAAGGTGGAGGACAGCTGGTCACAGTTTTATTACCGTAGCGGAGGTCAGGATGCCTGAAGAAACAGCTGACAATCTGAACCGGTATTACACCGATAAGCGGGGACGGAAAGTCCGAGTTATCCGGTATGACCGGGAAAACAGCCGGGTGATTTTCATGCGTGACGGTTATGAGCACCCGTGCTTTGAACCGCTGAAAATCTTTCAGGAACGGTATGCACGCTGTCAGGATGAGGTGAAACCATGAGCATGATTTTAACTGCACGGGCTTTGCAGATAAAAACAGGCAACCCGCTGCGAAAACTGGTACTGGTCAAACTGGCGGACAATGCCAACGACCAGGGGGAATCATGGCCGTCTGTGCCGTACATTGCTGAGCAGTGTGAAATATCTGAACGCTCAGTGCAGAACCACATCAATGCCCTGGTGAAAATGGGGCTGGTTCGTGTTGAGTCACGAAAATCGGCCAACGGTCTGAACCAGTCAAATATTTATCATCTGTGCCTGAATGCTACCGCTGTGAGTGGTGAATCTCCTGCATCCTGTGGTGCAAATCCTGCGGGGGTGAGTGGTGCAAATGGTTCCCGGACTGGTGCAGCAGATGCACCGGGTGGTGCAAATGGTTCCGGTAGTGGTGCAGGAGCTGCACCCGGAATCAGTCATGATCCGATCATAGATCCAGATAATAAAAATATTATCCCGCGTACTGAAAAATCCGGCCCCAAAACAGCCATGCCGGAAAATTTCCGACCGGCAGCTGACCATGCCCGAAAAGCCGAGGCATCCGGACTGGATGTTCAGGAAGAGTATCAGAAGTTCAGCGATTACCACGCCAGCAAGGGTACGAAATATACCGACTGGCACCGCGCATTCAGCTACTGGCTTGGACAGGCTGCCAACTTCAAACGCAGAACTGCAGGAAACAACACTAACTCCATAGAGCGTGACGAGGCATTCACCCGCCTGATCAGCTCCCGCTCAAAACCCCGGAACCGTACTGAGGAGATAGCGGCTGAGCTCGCCGGTAAAACGGGCATCCGTCGCATGACCGAGTTCATGGGGCGTAAGACCTGGATTGATATCTGGAAACAGGCCACAGAGCAGGCCGCAAAAGAACGGGAGGTTGCGTGATGATGCTTTACACCCGAATTGCGGCAGAGGAACCGGCCGGAACTGAAATCACCTCCGGGTACATCATGGAGAAATACGGCGTATCACGCAGTATCAGCCAGTCAGCTGTCAGGGTTTTAGCGAAGATTGAAGCGGTCACGCCGACCCGGTGGAGGGGGAATGACCGGATGGCTTTCCGGATATTGCCGGATGCACAGGAGAAAGTCCGCGAATATGAGGAACTGGTGGCAGCCTGTCGGCGGGGAGTAAAAAAGGTCCGCTGTACGGACCCGGTACCGGAAGATAACCGGGCCACTCTCACCGAACGGGAATTTGTATCCGTCTATAACCGGTTGTTTACGGCTTTCACGGCAAAACAGCGGGAACTGAGAAGAAAAAACGGTCTGCGATGTGAGGCGCAGTATACGGCTGCGCTTAATGAGCGGAGAGATAAACGATGAGCAATCTGATTATTGTTGACGGTATTAATGTGCGCCGGGACATGGCCGGTCGCTATTGCCTGAATGATTTACACCGTGCCGCCGGGGGTGAAGAGCGCCATAAGCCATCTAACTTTATGCGGATGGAATCAACACAGGCATTGTGTTCAGAAATCGACCGATGCTCAGATATGAGCATCGCCTCTGTAGACACCATTCGCGGCGGTACGGAGCAGGGGACATATGTTGCCCGTGAGGTTGTTTATGCCTATGCCATGTGGATAAGCCCGCTGTTCAACCTGAAGGTTATCCGTACGTTCGATGCGGTGGCCGGAACACAGCAGGCGGTACAGCTGGCCGATAAGGTACAGGCAGGCGCTATCCTGCTGGAGTCTATGGCGAAAACGCTGAATCTGTCGAATTCCTCAAAACTGGGCGGGTATCAGAAACTGCAAAAAATGGCTGGTCTTCCGGATCTGGCTCCCTCCTATGCGATTGATGCACCGGCGGGCGCGGTGGATGGCTCCAGCAGACCGACAACCTCTCTGACTACGCTGCTGAAAAATCACAATGCAGCCTTGTCTGCGACCAGAGCATACAAACGTCTTGCTGAACTGGGGATTGTCGAACAGAAAGCCCGGCCGGGTTCGAAGGGAACACAAAAACTGTTCTGGTCTGTCACATCAAAGGGGCTTCTGTACGGCAAAAATATCATATCTCCGGCGAACCCGAGGGAAACGCAGCCGCATTTCTTTGAGAGCAAATCAGCGGAACTGCTGGCACTGATGATGACTCCGGCGGTGGCCTGATGAATTATCTGTTAACCGGCTTTGTTCAGAAAGATACCCGGATCCTGATGTTTAATCCCGGTGCTGAGATTTGCAACTTCCGGAACGGTGCCCGTTATGTTGTGAGTGCGGCTCCCCGTTCAATGGATGGCATTCCGTCCGGCCGCGTTCCTGCAGATGCACAGCCGCTGCTGACAGATGAGCGGGTACTGCGTTTCCTGGACAATCCCGCCGTGGTAAAAGCTGCCGGTGGTTTACAGGGATTTCGTCATTACGTTTCATCAGTAAATCATTGCCAGATTGACGACGAAGCAGATCCGTATCATCACCATGAACTGACCATGACCCGCCACAAAGACGGTTTTATCCGGACGTGCTGGCATCATGACAATATTCTCAGGAAGGGAGAGTACTGCCAGCAGCAGGCGGACAAAATTCTGTTACGCAACCAGCGGGCATTTGTGGCGCAGAGCATATTTATCGATTTACGGTTGCCCGGCGATCATCTTCTGAATCCTTCCGATTTGTTCACCTGGTCTGTGATGCATCGTGTCAGTGAGCATCTTCCGGCCTTCATCTGTTCTTACATTCTGATGCAGTCACCGGAAGAAGAGATAACCGGCGGCACCATGACGGAGCATTCCATCGTTCACCGGACGCGCTCACACAGCCGGATTGTTCAGGACATCGTTGAGCAGATAAAACCTGTCATTGTTCCTGATATAGAGCCGGAACCACCAGCAAGTTTTATGCGGATCCCGAAGTTAAAGCGCTGGGAGTGTCCGAAGTACCTGCAATGGGTGAAGAGTCAGCCGTGTTGCGTATGTGGTCAGCAGGCAGATGACCCGCATCACATCATCGGGCACGGCACCGGCGGTACCGGTACAAAGGCACACGACATTTTTACCATCCCGCTGTGCCGTATTCACCATGACGAGTTACACCGGGATGTGAACGCCTGGGAGCGGAAACACGGCAGCCAGCTGGAGTTGTTATTTAGATTTATGAACCGGTCATACGGGATCGGCGTTTTTGGTTAATGCGCTGTACGGAGTGCGGAGAGATAAACGATGAGCAATATTCAGATGATATTAGAACGCTGGGGGGCATGGGTTGCGGATAACCCGGAATCTGTAACCTGGTCATCAATTGCCGCCGGGTTTAAAGGGCTTATCCCCGTAAAGGTTAAGAGTCGTCAGCAATGTACTGATAATGATGCACTGGTGATATCCGGCATTATGGCAAAACTAAACATCCGCAACAGCGATATGCATGATCTGCTTTTTGATTACTATGTTTTCGGTAAGACGTTTATTCAGTTGGCCAAGAAATACGGGTGCTCAGACACTCACATAGGGAAAAAACTCCAGAAGGCAGAAGGGCTGGTGGAAGGAATGCTCATAATGGGAGATATAAAACTGGAAATGGACGGTACATCACATCGTGGAGGTATGCGGACATTTATGAACAAATTACATGATTTAAAAATTAATACTTTACGATCGTAAAAAATACGCTATTGTGATCAGAGTTATTTCTGTGTCGTATTGATTATAAACTGAAATCCCCGTTTTTACGGGGTTTTTTTATGTTGATAAACAGATAAGATAAGTTGTTAAAATCATTTGTGATTTACGTGTGGTGATACGTAACATTTGAGAGATAAAATAATATAATTTGCTATATGTGAACATCTGTGGCTTAATGATCTCACTGGTTTGGAAGTACAGGCCTATTTATGCTAGTCAGTTTAAAGTCGTTCACCATTTAGCGTTATCACCGATACCACTTCATTGCGAATTCCTTCTAATTAATTCCCATAAGTAAAAATAAAAAACAAACCTCATATGCCTTATGGCAATCAAAAAATTAAAGGAAATTCTATGTCTAATACAATGACTGGTTCAGTAAAATGGTTTAACGAATCGAAAGGTTTTGGCTTCATCTCTCCGGCAGATGGTAGCAAAGATGTGTTTGTTCACTTCTCTGCGATTCAGAGTGACAGCTTCAAAACATTATTTGAAGGTCAGAATGTTACCTTCAATATTGAAGACGGGGCAAAAGGTCCGTCTGCATCAAATGTGGTGGGTCTCTAAGGCGCACCAATGATAATAGCACTGTTTTTTCAGTGCCCCTGTTGCAGTGGAACACAATACCGGACTTCGCACTTTGATGTTTCTGCATCAAATCCGCATGGTGCAAAATGCATTTTTTGTAAAACGGTGATGCTGTTGTCCAGGCAATAGAAAAACTAAATTCCAAGGCCTGATAATATTATCAGGTCTTTTTATTATGCAGTAATTATTCCTTATCAGGAAAAAATGTATTCTCTGAATAAATTTTCTATCAGGCTTCTTCACCCAAGGTACATTTTAACCTGGATTGGTATCCTGTTGCTTTTCTGTTTGGTTCAGATGCCTTATCCATGGCTTGTGTTTTTAGGCGATAAGTTAGGTCGTTTTTCTGGTTTGTTCCTGAAAAGGCGGGTATCCATAATTAAAAAAAATTTAGAATTATGTTTTCCTGACAGAAATAAAATCCAGATAGAGAGTATGGTTGCAAGCAACCTGTCATCTTTAGGGATTGCATTATTTGAAACCGGTATTGCCTGGTTCTGGAATGACAAAAAAATTAATGAAATATTTAGAGTAACGGGTTGTGATAACTTTAATGATGTATATGACAAAAATAATGGTGTTTTAATTATTGGTATTCATTCCATGTCGCTGGAACTTGGGGGCAGAGTTATGGGGCTGTGTTTTCCTGTAAATGCTATGTATCGTCCCCACAACAATAAAGCAATGGAGTATATACAAACAAGATGCCGAAGCCGTTCCGGAAGCGGGATGATCGACCGTAAGAATCTGAAGTTTATGGTATCGGAACTAAAACGCGGGCAGGCTATTTGGTTTGCTCCGGATCAGGACTTTGGAACTAAAGGTACTATCTTCGCCCCTTTTTTTTCGGTAGCTAATGCTTCTACATCAAAAGGAGTGGCAGCTATAGCCAAATTATCGAAGTCGCCGATACTTACTGCAACGATGATAAGAAATAATGAAAGTGGTAAGAGGCCTTATGAATTAATAATTGGTAAAGAAATTGCTGATTTTCCGTGTGGAGATGACCTGGCAGATGCTGAGAAACTAAATCAGATTATTGAGGCAGAAATCATGCATGCTCCGGACCAATACTTGTGGGCACACAGAAGGTTTAAGACCAGACCTCCGGGAGAAAATTCTCTGTACAAATAAGTTACAAAGATTGTCATTGAATGATCTCTGTATCACATTGCTTATAAACAAAAACTTCGTATTGCGGGTTTTTATACTCATGTTGATGAAGTTGATTATTTATTGTAATCACGTGTAAGTAAGACAGTTAAAGAAATAGAATGTGGTAAACTGTATAAACACACTTCATATCAGCTGACGTTTAGCAAGTTCCGTACCTTCGGTTCTTTATTTTTGTATTCTATAAAAAATAGATGTGATATTGAAGAGGGAAACCTCAGGAGCCATCATGTCAGGGTTGAGCCAATCAAAGTTAATAAGTCGGTTGCTTCAGTGGATCAGCAGTGCGGCACTGTTACTTTTGGCAATTATATTGATTGTTTTTTTGATAAAAGAAACAATTATCCTTGCTGCTTTGTTATTTAAAAAAAATGACCCGGTGTCGCTGTATTCATTAGTTGATGGGATAATTATATATTTTTTATATTTTGAATTTATTGCATTAATAATCAAGTACTTTCAATCAAACTATCATTTTCCGCTGCATTATTTTTTATATATAGCAATAACAGCGGTTATCAGGCTGGTAGTAGTCGAACATAAACAACCATCATTATTAATCGTATATTCAATTACAATTCTGATATTAGTATTTGCTCTTTATGTAGCTAATACTGAAAAACCAATTCTTAAAAGAAAAAAGGTAAACTGCGAAGCTGAGTAATATCAGGTAAATAAAAAATCCGTGCCAAGACGATGTGGTATAGTAGTGTTGTCAATACCGTGCCGTTGGCTCAGTCTGGGAGCTGACTTTACAACCGTAAGGTTATCTTCTTTACCGGTGAATCAGAGAAATGAGCGGCACTCACGGGACTATGTTCCAGAGGAGTATCTATGTTTAACCCGTTTCAATTTGATACAGTGTTCCGTTTATTTCAATGGTTATCAGTTTCTGCTTTGCTGGTGTTAGCCATTGTGTTGATGGTTGTTTACTTTGCATAAATCACATTTGAAGTATGTGTAAAACTATCCACAGATTACTTGTGTTATGTAAATGTCAGGAATAAATTGATACAAAACATCACCATCCATAAAACGGCCATTATATTTTTAAATTAAAATTTGATTATCTTGTTTTTTGGGGGTCGTATTGATTTTATCTGCTATACTTAAAGAGTAAAAGATGAAGACGGGGAGACTAGGTGCTCCACCAGAGTCTTTTCAGCCTCATCAGTTATGATGGGGCTTTTTATTATGTAAATACGTGTAAAGTCGACATCTCTGCTTTTGTTTTGTGCCAATATTATTTCTTAACAGAGGGAAATTATTGTGCCTAATATGAAAACAGAAGTAATTGTTGTTCGCCTGACCAAAAAAGAGAGAGCGCTCATGGATGCGGTAAAAACTAAACCACTGCTTTCAGATTGGATGAGAGAATTAGCGCTTGCTGAATTGAATAAACAAGAGGACTGTAATGCATAATATTCTGTTTTTTTGTTTAAAAAAAGATGTACCAGATCCATGGTGTGGCAGGATCAGTTGTCTGGTTGGATTCTTATGACAGGGAATCAGTAGATTTTTTAATTTTTAAAATCCCTGTTAATATGTTATTCCTGTTTTTATAAGTATAAAGAATAACAGGCGGGGTATATGGATTATTATTTAACGTTGACTGAGAGTGATAGTAGTTTTGTTTTACATAAAATTACATGTCAAAAGTTACAGCAGGCTAAAAGTACAGCGTATGTCGGATATTTCTGGGGAGAGCATGCAGCTATTCAACAGGCTGTTGTTATAGCAAAAGGGCCTGTTGTTTTATGTTCGCTATGCCTGAGTCAGGATGATAAAAAACCATAATGATAGCTCACATATTCAATTCTGTTGAATCACCGGATAGAGCATTAGTTGTGTACAAAAAAACCGCAAACAGCAACCGAGGAAAGAATAAGTATATACCAACAACATAACTAAGATGTATTGTTTACAATTGTAGTGCGTCATTTAGATTAAGAAAGGTTGTATAATATTTATTTAAATTCCAAAGGTCGCCTTTTGCGGCCTTTTTCGTTTATATTGCCACAGCATCAATTACCTTATTATCACTTAACATAAGAGCTGTACGCGGTTTTTTATTCATGGCAATAATAAGAGCATAGGAATACGACAGGCTCATTACCTAATCCGTATTCGGTCACAGTGCTCTTCTTATTGCTTTCCCGCCTCTGGTGGGATTCCGAATAATGCCGCAGCCGCCTCACTTTAACCTGTTTAAAACATATAACCCGGTTGCGGGATTTCCCTATCACTCAACATACGGAACACTCCGCAGGGGGTGGATATGCGCATGTCTGACAAATATTCCAGCCCTACAGCATACGCCTGGGGACTTATAACCTCTGCTTTTGGCGTTTTATCTCTGGACCAGTGGGCTATTGTTGCCGGGATCATCTGTACTGTCGGAACGTTCCTGGTGAACTGGTATTACAAACGGAAAGAATTCCAGCTGAAAGCCGGAGAACATCATGAATAAGCGATTGGTTAAAAAGGTAATGGCTGCTTGTACTGTCGGGGCAATTGCCGGTGCGCTGGTGCTGATCCCCGTATATGAAGGTGTTGAGTATACGCCTTATCGTGATGTGGCCGGAGTGCTCACCGTATGTTATGGCCATACCGGCAGTGATATTCAGCCCGGCAAGCTGTACACGGACGCTGAATGCAAGGCCTTGTTGCACGACGACCTGACGAAAGTCCGGCGCGCGGTTGATCCTATGATCAAAGTGCCGATTGATGACAATACCCGGGCTGCCATCTATTCATTTGTTTACAATGTCGGCCCCGGCGCGTTCTCGCGTTCGACGATGCTGCGGAAGCTCAATGCCGGTGATATCGCCGGTGCGTGTGACGAAATGAAGCGCTGGACATTTTCCGGTGGTAAGCGGTGGCAGGGTCTGATTAACCGGCGCGAGACGGAGAAAGCGATATGTCACGGAACCCCATAATGCTGATCATCATCGCTATCATTCTTCTGACGGCCTGCCTGCTGGCGGGCTGTTATCTGTATTCACTCGATACTCACTGTAAGCCACTGCCGGGTAACCCGCTGGACGGTGTGATCCATTATGAGTGTGAAGCTCCATGAACCGGAAAGAAACGGTAATTGCCGCGCTGTTTATTGCTGCTGTCTGGTGGGTATATGACATTTACCGGGATAACCAGCAACTGAAGGTGAATAACACAACGTTGTCCGGACAGTTGTCAGCACAGCAGACGATAAACACCATTACGCTTTCAGCTGTTGCCATCAGACACCGCGTAGCACTCGACAACATCAAAGCCAAACGGGCCGAGGACACAGAGCATGTCAAAGTTAAGACTGTTATCAAAACTGTTTTCAAAGACAGTGAATGCGCTGCTGCTCCTGTTCCCGCTGATGCTGTCAGTGAGTTGCGCAGATACGCGGCCGGAATTAATACCCGCGCCAGTGGTGCCGCTTCCGCCGCAACTGACCGCTGATTGTGAGCAGGTAGAGATACCGGATGATCTGACGTTCGGTGGTGCCGTAGAGCTGCTGGCTGATGCTATGAAATACATTGCCAACTGCAATCACGATAAACGGGCAATACGGGAGATTGAAGCGGAGAGGCAAAAAAAAGCCCCAGAATAAAGGGGCGCATATGGAATATTAGAGAAGTAGTTATTGTTATTTTCGTACTGAGTATACCCTCAGAACTTCCGTAATTTCAATGCGATTAAAAAATCAAAAAAAAGCCCTGTAAAACAGGGCGGTAAGGCAATTGAAGAAGAATATTTACTCTAACTACGATGTTCAATATACAGGCTGCTTCGTGTACTAATCAACAACACTTGATTATAAGGATTTCGAGGCTCGCTGTATTCAGGTTTTCGGCAAATCAGGGATGCATATGCAAATTATTTATCCTGCTGACTAACCACATAATTATACAGCAACACTTCAATAGACCGCCCTGCGGTCTATTTATTGCCTGTATTTTATAAAACTCCGCATACGTCGCTTACGAGTGGCGTTGATAGAGGTTTATGCAAGTCTGCCGCCATCATGTAGTATCGGGGTACATGCCACAACGGTGAGGAATTGTATGATTCTGCATAATGTGCTTAAAACTATATACATAGACAATGGCGACAATGATTTTTTGAAATATGAAATCATGGGGGAGCACGGTGGCAATGTAACAATAGCGATCGTATCAGCGGAAATTAAGTCAGCAGTTGGCGGAATAGAGTGTTATCTGTGGGCTAAAGTCGGAGAGCTAACATTTGAGTACCTTGATCCGCCAAAGAGAGGATCATTCCAGCAGACTGTAGCAATGGAATCTCCGCCGGGGAGAAGTATCAGCACCGTAATGCGGGAATGCAAAAAACACAGAGCTACCTGGCAAAGACCGTAACAAATACATTACCCGCTCCGGCGGGTTTTTTATTGGGGAAATCTATGCCACCACGTATACCACGCGCCTGTCGCAAGCGAGGCTGCGCAAAGACAACCACAGACCGCAGCGGATACTGCGAAGAACACCGCAATACAGGGTGGGAGAACCATCAGCAGGGCAAGAGCCGACACGAACGTGGCTACGGCACCAAATGGGACAGGCTGCGGCTGGTGGTTCTGAGCCGGGATAAGCATCTGTGCCAGCAGTGCCTGCGTGAAGGACGGGTAACCGAGGCGAAGACAGTCGACCACATCACTCCCAAAGCACATGGGGGAACCGATGCGGAAAGCAATCTGCAAAGCCTGTGCTGGCCATGTCACTACCGGAAGACCGCAACGGAGAGAACACGATGAAAAAGAAGCAGGTTAAGCTATCCAGAATGTTTAAAGGCGGGAGGTTTGTCGGGTATTGCCTCAGTGTTGATGGTGAGATGTTATCCCACCAGACCGACATAAAGATAGAAACAACAGCGCCGCCGCATTCATCTATATCTGTTAGTTTTCTCTGGCATTCGTCTGTGGTTGATGATGCTCCGGATATTCACCTTGAATAGATCAGGGGGAGGGGGAGGTCAAATCCCTGCCGCCCCACGGCCAGAGGACCGCCGCCTTGCCTTTTTTCACATCGCCGCAGGTTAGAAAACTTTTTTTGGGGTTCCCCCAGCATGTATTAACAGGAGATATCTATTATGTCAGGACCACCAAGAACCCCGACACATCTGCGTTTGGTCAGGGGTAACCCATCAAAACGCCCGATCAATAAAAAAGAACCAAAACCACCGTCAGGGGTACCCCCAACTCCGAAGCATTTTTCTAAACAGGAAAAATACTGGTTCAGGCGGATGGCCGAAGAACTTAATGATATCGGCGTAATTACCAGACTTGACGGGATGGCACTGGAATTAATGATCGGCGCATACATCGAGTGGCGACATCACCGTGATGTGATCGCTGAAGTCGGGGAGTCTTATCAGACCACGACCAGTACGGGTGACATTATTATCCGGGCGCATCCGCAGGTGGCTATGCGGGACCGGGCATTTAACAATATCTGCAAAATGATGTCAGAGTTTGGTATCACTCCGGCAGCCCGCCAGAAGGTAACGATTAACACACCAGCCGAAGAAGACCCTTTCGAGGCATTTCTGAAACAAAGAAAATGATGAATGGCAACCGTAGCAGACGGGATCCGGTACGCCGAGCAGGTGGTTGCCGGAGAAATAGTTACGGGCGAACTGATACGCCTGGCGTGTCAGCGGTTTCTTGATGATCTGGAATACGGCCCTGAGCGCGGTATTTATTTCATGGAGGAACGCGCCCGGCATATTCTGGATTTTTACCGGTTCGTTCCGCACGTCAAAGGGGCGCTGGCAGGTAAGCCGATTGAGCTGATGCCGTGGCATACCTTTATTCTGATTAATATCTTTGGTTTCGTGATCCCGCTGGTTGATGAGCTCAGCGGTGAGGCTCAGTACGACGATGACGGCGATCCGGTACTGGTTCGCCGTTTCCGGACAGCCTATAACGAAGTGGCGCGTAAAAACGCAAAATCCACACTTTCATCAGGCATCGGTCTGTACATGACCGGTGCTGACGGTGAAGGTGGTGCCGAGGTTTACTCGGCGGCCACAACCCGTGACCAGGCCCGTATCGTGTTTGAAGATGCGAAAAACATGATCAAAAAGGCCAAAAGCTCACTCGGCCGCCTGTTTGAGTTTAATAAGCTGGCGATTTACCAGGAGCGGTCCGCATCCAAGTTTGAGCCGTTGTCCAGCGACGCAAATAACCTCGACGGCCTGAATATTCACTGCGGTATTGTGGACGAACTTCACGCCCACAAAACCCGTGATGTGTGGGATGTGCTGGAAACCGCGACCGGTGCCCGTCTGCAATCCCTGCTGTTTGCGATCACCACAGCGGGATTTAACCGCGAGGGCATCTGCTACGAACTGCGGGATTACGCCATCAAGGTGCTGCGGGGCGTGGTGGAGGATGACACCTTTTTCGCGGCAATTTACACGCCGGATGAAGATGATGATCCGTTTGATGAAAGCATCTGGATAAAAGCTAATCCGGGGCTGGGTGTCTGTAAACGCTTTGATGATATGCGTCGCCTGGCAAAAAAAGCCAAAGAGCAGATTGCCGCCCGGCCTAACTTTCTGACCAAACACCTCAATATGTGGGTTAACGCGGAGTCGATCTGGATGGACTCAGGAAAATGGGACTGCTGCCCGGAGAATGCGCCGGATGATGAACTGAAGAACTATCCGGTCTGGGTCGGTGTTGACCTGTCGAATAAAATCGATGTAACCGCAGCGATTAAGGTATACGAAGACAATCACGGACAGACTCATATCAAGTGCAAATTCTGGCTGCCGGAAGGCCGGATAGACACCGCACCTAAGCATATTGCCGAACTGTACCGTAAGTGGGGGGCTGCCGGTTATCTTGAGCTGACTGACGGTGAGGTTGTTGACCATGACATTATCAAAGCCGACATTCTGGCATGGTGTGAGGGTGAGGACTTGCGTGAACTCGGTTTTGACCCGTGGAGTGCCGTTCAGTTCTCCCGCCGCCTGGCGGAAGAAGGTATTCCGCTGGTGGAGGTGGCGCAGACGGTGAAAAACCTGTCTGAATCGATGAAAACCGTTCAGGCCGATGTATATTCCGGCAAATTTCACCATGACCACAACCCGGTAATGTCCTGGATGATGTCTAACGTGACGGTAAAACCGGACAGAAATGACAACATTTTCCCGAACAAATCGACACCGGAAAACAAAATTGACGGGCCGTTTGCCCTGTTTACGGCCAAATCACGCCAGATGGTGAACGGCGGGGAACAGGAACAAAGTTTGTCCGATGTTTTATCTTCCAGGGGCTTGCGCTCACTCTGAGGAAATCCAATGAAATTACTGACTATTACCGCCCTGCTGGTGGGGGTTGCGGGTGCCTGTCTGCTGGCGTTCGGTGCCTGGCTGCTGATGCCTGCTGCCGGGTTTATCACTGCCGGCGGTTTATGCCTGCTCTGGTCATATCTGGTATCAAGATCAGCGGGAAGCCTGAATAACAACGGAGGATCATAATGTTCTTTCCCGGTTTATTCAGAAAATCCGATACGGGTATGAGTTCGTCAGAGCTCAGCGAAATGATCGGTCTGACCTATGACACCTATTCCGGCCGTCGCGTCAGTCCGCAACTGGCGATGCAGCTTACCGCAGTATTCAGCTGTGTTCGCGTGCTGGCGGAGTCAGTCGGCATGCTGCCGTGTTCTCTGTATGAACAGCTGGAGACAGGCAACCGCCGGGCTGTCCGTGAACGGCTTAACCGGCTTTTATCTGTAAACCCCAATAATTACATGACACCGCAGGAGTTCTGGGAATTACTGATCGCCTGCCTGTGTCTGCGCGGCAATTTTTATGCTTACAAAGTCAAAGCGCTGGGGGAGGTGGTGGAGCTGCTGCCGCTGGATCCGTCTTCAGTTACTCCAAAACTGAACAGTAAGTGGGAACCTGAATATCAGGTTACTTTTCCGGACGGAAGGCACGACACGCTGACACAGGATGATATCTGGCATGTGCGGATTTTCACCCTGGACGGATTAACCGGACTCAGTCCGATAGCGTATGCAAAACAGGCGGTCGGGCTGGGGCTGGCAACGGAGGAGCACGGCTCACGTCTGTTCGGGAACGGCGCGGTAACCAGCGGTGTCCTGCAAACTGACCAGTACCTGAAAGACGATGCCTGGGAGCGGCTGAAAACCGACTTTGAAAACCGGCATCAGGGACTGGCTAATGCACATAAACCCATGATCCTTGAGATGGGCCTGAAATGGCAGCAAATCAGCATGACATCGGAAGACGCACAGTTCCTTGAGACCCGCAAATTCCAGCTGGAGGAAATCTGCCGTATTTTCCGTGTGCCGCTGCATATGATTCAGAACACAGATCGGGCTACCTTCAATAACATTGAGAATCTCGGGATTGGTTTTATCAATTATTCTCTGGTGCCTTATCTGACCCGAATAGAACAACGTATCAATGCCGGACTGGTGAAACCATCAAAACAGGGTGTTTTTTACGCGAAATTCAACGCAGGGGCATTGTTACGCGGAGATATGAAATCACGGTTTGATGCTTATGCCACCGGTATTAACTGGGGGATCTATTCACCCAATGAATGCCGGGAACTGGAAGAGCTCAACCCGCGTGAAGGTGGTGATATCTGGCTGACACCGATGAACATGACCACAAAGCCTGAGAGCAGCCCGGAAAAAGAGGAAAAGCAGGATGTCGATGATGACTAAACAGCGGCTGGACATACCGCTGAAAATAAAGTCGGTCACTGAAACCGGCGAGTTTGAAGGATACGGATCGGTTTTCGGCGTGAAGGACAGCTACAGCGATATTGTTGTGCCGGGTGCTTTTCAGGCATCACTGAATGAATGGCGGGAGAAGGGCGGTCTTCCGGCCATGCTCTGGCAGCACCAGATTTCCGAACCGGTCGGTGTGTATACCGAAATGCGGGAGGATGATACCGGCCTGTATGTCAAAGGGCGGCTGCTTATCGAGGATGACCCGCTGTCAAAACGGGCTCATGCACATCTGAAGGCCGGATCATTATCCGGCCTTTCTATTGGCTACATCCTGAAAGACTGGGAGTACGACCGGAGTAAAGGGGCGTTTCTCCTGAAAGAAATCGATCTGTGGGAAGTGAGTCTGGTGACCTTCCCGTCCAATGATGAAGCCCGGGTCAGTGATGTTAAATCGGCATTTGCCCGTGGTGACATCCCGTCACAAAAAAGTATTGAGCGCGTCCTGCGTGATGCCGGACTGTCGCGGACACAGGCTAAGGCATTTATGGCCGACGGCTACCATGCTCTCTCTCTGCGTGACGCAGAGGAAGATGCACTGGAAACACTTAAATCCATTAATTTTAATCAGTAAGGGGCTGTTATGGCTGTTGATCATAAAGATATCAGTGAAGTGGCAAAAGAGCTGAAAGCGTCATTTGAAGAATTTAAGTCAAAAAATGACAAACGTATTGATGCCATCGAATCAGAAAAAGGCAGACTGGCCGAGTCAGTGGAAACTCTGAACGGCAAATTATCCGAACTGGACGAGCTGAAATCGTCGCTGGAAGCTGAGCTGGCCGCCGTGAAACGCCCGGCAGGTGGTGTGGCAAACAAAGATGTTGCTGAACACAAAAGTGCATTCGAACTGTTTGTCCGCAAAGGTAAGGATGACGGCCTGGCCGAACTGGAACAGAAAGCCATGCAGATTGGTTCTGATCCTGACGGTGGTTATGCCGTGCCGGAAGAACTGGATCGCAATATTATTTCTGCTCTGCGTGACGAAGTCATTATGCGTCAGGAATGTAATGTTGTCTCAGTCGGCACGCCGAATTACAAGCGCCTCGTGAATATGGGAGGTACCGGCAGCGGTTGGGTTGGTGAGACTGATGCCCGTCCGGAAACCAGCACGTCAAAACTCGGTACCATTGAACCGGTGTGGGGTGAAATTTACGGCAATCCGGCGGCGACTCAGACCATGCTGGATGATTCCTTTTTCAACGTTGAGCAGTTCATTACCGGTGAACTGACAACTGAATTTGCAGCGCAGGAAGAAGCGGCATTCATCAGCGGAGACGGCAGCAAAAAGCCCAAAGGATTGCTGGCCTACGGCAGTGATGATAAAGCGGATAAGGAGCGTGACTGGGGCAAATTGCAACACCTGTTGCTGAAGAAACCGACCGAACTGACCGCTGATGAAGTGATGAAACTGATTTATACCCTGCGAAAACCATACCGTAACGGTGCTAAGTTTATGATGAATAACAATACGTTATTCAAAGTGCGCACACTGAAGGATTCCCAGGGGAATTACCTGTGGCAGCCGGGCCTGCAATTGGGTCAGCCGTCTGCATTACTGGGATATGGTATTGCGGAAAATGAGCAGTTTGCTGATATGGCTGCCGGTGCTGTTCCGCTGGCGTTCGGTAACTTCAGACGCTGCTACACCATCCTGGATCGTATCGGCATCCGTATGCTGCGCGACCCGTACACCAACAAGCCGTTTGTGCATTTCTATACCACGAAGCGTGTCGGCAGCATGATGGTGGACAGTAATGCTGTGAAATTACTGAAAGCTGCAGGTGCAGGAGGCTGATTAATTACGGCGGCAGAGATGCCGCTTTTCCGGAGGGTTTCATGCCATTACCGACAATTGAAGAGCTGAAAAGGCAATGCTATATCGATGGTGACCATGATAATGATCTTTTACTGCAATTTTTGAGTGCTGCCATATCAGAAGTTGAGCGGGTCACTAACAGAAAGCTTACCCCGGAAAAACCTGATAAAGACGACCCTGATACCTTGTTTTTAAGTGCGGATATAGTGCTCAGATTAAAACAGATGGTCGGATTTTGGTATGAAAACCGGGAGGGGCAGTCATTACCGGACTCTTTGTACCGCCATTTAAGAGATTACCGGCGCAGGCCGTAAGGATGAAATTATGCAGGCTGGTCGTCTGAGACATATTGTTGTATTTCAGAGAGCTGAAATCATAATACTCCCGTCTGGCCAGAGAGAAAAGTTATGGGTTGATATTGGCCCGGCTGTGAATGCGGAAGTCAGACCCGTCAGTGGCCGGGAACTGCTGACCGCCGGAGCGGAAATGTCAGAAATAACGGTCCGCGTATGGATGCGGTACCGGCCGGATATTAATCCTGCATGCCGGATGATATATCGCGGTCAGGTCTACGATATTCAGGCTGTGATCCCGGATGTGAAATTTACCCGGCTGGAACTGCTGTGTAAACAGGGGGTGAAAGATGGCTGATATGAGGCTGGATTTGTCCGGTTTTGCTGAACTGTCCCATGATCTGGAATTACTCAGCCGGGCTGAAAATACCCGTGTGCTGCGGGAGGCTGCGAAAGCCGCAGCGGATATGCTGCGGGATGAGGTCCGGCGGAGCGCTCCTGTCAGGACCGGAAAACTGGCGCGTAATATCGTTACCGGCAGTCAGCGGAGCCGTTATAAAGGCGAGGTTGTCTCCGGTGTGTACATCCGGGGAACCAATGCCGCCGGAACCAACAGCGACAACACACTGAAAGCGGATGATCCGCGTAATGCGTTTTACTGGCGTTTTCTGGAAAACGGCACATCCAAAATGGCACCACAACCGTTTATCCGTCCGGCATTTGACGGTAAAGCGGATGAGGCAGCGGATCTGGCGCTGAGCAAACTCAGTCAGGCTATCGATAAGGTGCTGAGCGGATGAAAGAATCTGATTTGTTTTCTTTGCTTGACCCGGTGCTGCCGGGCAGGGTTTTTCCGTATGTGGCTCCGCAGGATGAACCCAAAATTCAGCCGCCGTGGTGTGTTTTTTCACTTTATGATACCGGTGGAGATGTGCTGTGCGGTCGTGCTGAGACAATGACCAATATCCAGATTGATGTGTATGCAAAAACCATCGATGAAGCCCGCCGGATCCGTGAACTGTCTGTTGCTGCTGTTTCTCCGCTTTCACCGGCGGAGTTCACAGAAAAGCAGGGCTATGAAGCGGATACCTCGCTTTACCGGGCCACGCTGGAGTGTCAGGTCTGGCAATAACGTAATCTTGAACAACAAGCTGCTGCGGCAGCTTTTTTTTATGCTTACAGGAAAATAATCATGCCGAGCAAATATGAAAAAACGCAGGGCACGAAAATCAGTATTTCAAAGCTGCCTGCAACAGAAGTGAACCCCGCATCCGCAGAATTTCTGCCGCTGGCCTGTGCGGCCAAAGAGATCAGTTATACCGGTGGGCAGAAGTCGGATATTGATGTCACCACCCTGTGCTCAACGGAGCAGGAAATGACCAACGGGCTGGCCTCTCCGGGGGAAATCACGATCTCCGGTAACTGGTCACCAGATGAAGGTCAGGAAGTTCTGCGTACTGCCTATGACAAAGATACTATTCATGCGTTCAAAGTGGAATTTCCGTCAGGTAATGGTTATGCCTTCCTGGCAGAAGTCCGTCAGAACAGCTGGAGTGCGGCAACCAGCGGGCTGGTCACCGCGTCTTTCACGCTGCGTATGAAAGGTAAGCCTGTTCCGCTGAAAAACGGGGCGGTAACTGAGCCGGGAAAGAGGGAATAAGCCGTGGCGAATCCGAAACTGTCATTAAAAGAACTGGCACTCAGTCCAAAAAACGCCTTCCGTTCAAAGATGGTGAAGGTACCCGAATGGAGCGGAGTCACCGTTATTCTGCGGGAACCGTCTTCGGCAGCCTGGCTCAGATGGCGTGAGCTGATGAATACCGGCGCAGACGGTGATGAAAAATTGTCAGAGGCAGAACAGGCGCAGCGCAATCTGCGTGCAGATGTGGTGATGTTTTCTGATGTGCTGCTGGATGAAGATAAAGAGCGGGTGTTCAGTGATGACGACACTGAAGAAGTGATGGCTGTTTACGGGCCGGTTCATGCCCGTTTACTGAAACAGGCGCTTGACCTGATGACCACGCCGGATGAAGCGGAAAAAAAGTAGCACAGTCCGGGATGTTTTTTCTGATGACACTGGCGCTCCGGATGGGGCGTACAGTGGATGAACTGACCAGAACGATGAGCGCCGGTGAGCTGACCATGTGGATGGCTTTTGACCGCCTCAGTCCGATCGGGGACATCCGCAGTGACATACAGACGGCCCATATTGTCTCATCGCTGTACGGCGCACAGGGCGGCAAACTCAGCCTGAATGATGCGATGCTGCAATGGGGAAAAACGGGTAACGGTGAGGCAGATGACGGGCTGGAGGGTTTTCTGAAATCGGTATCTGAAACCTGATTGTACTGACATAGCAGAGGACGTAATGGCAAAGCTTCGTGAGCTTATTATTAAAATATCGGCAAATTCCTCCTCGTTTCAGTCTGAAATAGCGCGCGCCTCACGGATGGGGGAGAACTATTACCGGACGCTGGAGCAGGGCGGACGCAAAGCAGCATCGGCATCACGTGAAACGAAACGGGCAATCAGTGAACTGAATAATGAACTGTCATCAATAAAATCGACAGTAACCGGCGTCATGGGGGCCATGGCCGGTGCTTTTGCCACGCAGCAGCTTATCAGTTATGCCGATACCTGGAGCCAGTTAAGCGGTCGCCTGAAACTGGCCTCTGTGTCTGCGGAGGATTTCAGCCGGGCTCAGCAGGAGCTGATGTCGTTAAGTCAGCGTACCGGCACATCACTGGCGGCAAATACCAACCTGTACGCGCGTATTGCGCAGTCGATGCGTGATGCGGGTTATGCCTCGGGGGATGTGGCAAAAGTCACGGAAACCATCGCAACTTCGCTGAAGCTGTCCGGTGCAGGCACTGAAGAAGCCAGCTCTGTTATAACACAGCTGAGTCAGGCTCTCGGATCCGGTGTCCTGCGCGGTGAAGAATTTAACGCGGTGATGGAGAACGGCGGACGACTGGCAAAACTGCTGGCGGACGGGATGGGGACCACCATCGGCGGGCTGCGCGATATGGCACAGAGCGGGCAGCTGACTACCGATAAAATCGTTCCGATCCTGACAAATACGGAGCAACTCAGAAAAGAATTTGAGCAGTTACCACAGACCGTCAGTATGGCTTCGCAAAAGGTGGAAAATGCCTTTATGGCGTGGGTGGGCGGGGCTAATGAGGCATCGGGCGCAACCAGCACACTGACCGGCGCACTGAATGGTATTGCGGGAAATATAGACACTATTGCCACTGTTGCAGGGGCACTGGTCGGGGTTGGCCTTGCACGGTATTTCGGCGGGCTGACCGCCAGTGTGACCAAAGCAACCATCGGGGTGGCCGGTGCCGCAAAAGGCGAGGTCGCTCTTGCGCAGGCCCAGCTGCGCGGGACACAAATTGCGGTTGCCAGAGCGCGTGCGGCAGAGTACCGGGCACAAAAATCACTGGCAGCTGCACGCGGAACCGATGCGCAGGCAGGCGCAGAAAAGCGGCTTGCCGCTGTACAGGCATCCGTTGCACGCAATATTAACGCCCGCAATATCGCACAAAACAACCTGAATAACGTCACATCTGTCGGTTCACGTCTTCTTGGTGGTGCGCTGGGGCTGGTCGGTGGTATTCCGGGGCTGGTGATGCTGGGTGCCGGTGCCTGGTACACGATGTACCAGAAGCAGGAGCAGGCAAGACAGTCCGCACTTGAATACGCCGCCACCATTGACCAGGTTCGTGCCAATCTTAATAAAATGACGCTGCCGGAAACCGCTGATAACTCCGGTAAAACCAAAGAATCGCTGGCGGTGCAAAATAAACTGGTTGATGAGCAGCGTCAGAAAGTTGAGGGATTAAAATCAGCGATAGCAGGATATCAGCAGATGCTGGCCTCACCCGGCCCCAGCATCAACGGCTATCTGATTAACCATCTGATCAGTCAGGAAGATGCGGTTAAATCCCTGGCGGCTGCGCAGGATGAGCTTTCGGTTGAACAGAGCAGACTTAATGAGCTGAGCAAAAAATCGGAAGAGATTCAGTCAGCACTGAAGGCGGTCGAAAGTCAGCGTGATTTTCTTATTCGTCAGCAGTCTGCTGCCCAGAATAATATGCGTCATTCATTACTGATGGTGAATGCGGAGCATAGCGAATTTAACCGGATAATGTCTGCCGGAAATCAGATCCTGACCAACCGCCTGGCTCTGGTTAACAGCCCGATGCGTATCCCGGCAGCGCCTCTCAGCGAAAAACAGCAGGATTTCATTCAGAAATCAGAGCGGGACAAAGAACTGTCCGCACTGACCGGGGAAGCCCGTGTTATCCGGCAGGCTGAGTTTGCCGCAGATGATATCGGTCTGCTGAATAAACCCGAATTTGCCGATAACCGGCAGAAATACATTGATAATCAGGTGGCAGCCTACCGGAATCAGGAAAAGCTGAGTAAGGAACTGAAAGCGGGTAAAAGCGCCCAGAGTGCTTTCAATAAAGAGCAGAAAGAAGCGGAACGTCAGGCGGAGCAGTATGCCCGTAAAATGGCGGATCTGAGTGTGGCTACGGAGGTTCAGAAAGTCAGGGCCACGCAGGGAGAGAAGGCCGCAGAGCTGTATGCGGCTGCGCATGAGGCCGGTACCAAATGGACGGATGAGCAGCGAAAAGCGATCCGCGCATCCTCTGTTGCCCTGGCGGAGTGGACACAAAAGGCCGACGGGGCGGTCAGAAAGCAGCGTGAAATGGATGATGCGCTGAAAGCGATGCGTGACGGTGCCCGGAAATTCAGTGACGAAGCGGAGCAAATTGATAAAACCCGGGGAATGGGCGAAAACCGGCGCAGTCTTTACGATGAGCGTCAGCAGATTGATCGTGTTTATGCCAAATCTGATCAGGGAAAAAGTGCGACCGAAGCTTATAACCGGGAGATTGATGCGCTCAACCTGAAATATCAGAAAATAAAGGAGGTTCAGTCTGACTGGACCAGCGGGGTTACCCGGGGGATGGAAGACTGGGTTGCTGAGGCCGGAGATTATGCGGAGCAAACCGCATCAGCAGTGCAGAGCGCCATGGGCGGTATGGTGAATAACATCACTGACATGCTGAACGGAAATAAAGCCAGCTGGCGCGACTGGTCAATAGATGTCCTTAAATCCATCCAGAAAATACTGGTCAACGCTGCCATCGTGAACAGCCTGAAATCCATGTCAGATGCCGGTGGCTGGATTGGTGCTGTCGGTAACTTTCTGGGAGGTGCCGCGGCAAATGCCAAAGGCGGAGTTTATGACTCCCCGGGCCTGAGTGCGTACAGTAATCAGATAGTCAGCACCCCGACTTATTTTGCGTTTGCCAAAGGTGCCGGGCTGATGGGTGAGGCCGGACCGGAAGCGATTATGCCGTTAACACGGGCGGCGGATGGCTCTCTCGGTGTCCGGGCGATCGGCAGAAATCAGAATACCGGTTCTGCAGCACCACAGGTGTTTATTACCATTGACAGTAACGGCAGCAGCCAGACGCAGTCGTCAGCTGGTTATGAACAGTTTGGCCGGGAGATTGGGCAGTATGTAGACCAGCGTTACCGGGCGCTGATTAATACAGATCTGCGGCCCGGCGGTGCCATCTGGTCGGTTGCGAAAGGGGCCCGTCAATGATTGAAATTTTCACCTGGTGTCCCCGTGTTAATCCCACGGAGGACATCACCTATAAAACCCGCAGGGCGAAGTTCGGTGATGGTTATGAGCAGGTGTCCGGTGACGGTATTAACGCCCGCAGCCAGAAGTGGTCACTGGAATTTACCGGTCGCGGGGAGTATATCGCGGCTATCCGTCAGTTTATCGACCGTCACGGCGGCATAAAGGCTTTTCAGTGGAAACCCCCGCTTGAGCCGGTCGGTCTGTACCGGTGCGACGAGCATAAGCTCACCCCGCTCGGCGGTGACAACTATTCACTTTCTCTCACTTTTACCCAGGCATTTAAACCATGATCACAAATGACTACCAGAAGCTGGAACCGGGTAATGCCGTCCGGCTTTTTGAGGTTGACGGTACCGCATTCGGTGCGCCGGATATTTTGCGGTTCCATGCATACAACATCCCACATACAGAGGCAGAAATTACTGCCGCCGGTGGTGATCCGGAAAAATTACCGGCGAAATCCATCTGGTGGCAGGGAGAGGAGTATCGGGCCTGGCCTGCGCAGATTGAAGGGATAGAGGCATCCACCACCGGATCCGGTGCACAGCCGAAGTTATCGGTGGCAAACCTCGACGGTTCAATCACCGCGCTGTGTCTGGCATACGATGACATGCTGAAAGCGAAAGTCACGATACACGACACCCTGGCACACTATCTGGATGCGGCGAATTTTCCGGATGGCAACCCGGCGGCAGATCCTACCCAGGAAAAAGTCTCGGTCTTTTATATCGACAGCAAATCCTCGGAAACCAAAGAGGTTATTGAGTTTGATTTAGCCAGCCCGATGGATTTGCAGGGGGTGATGATCCCGACGCGGCAACTGCATGCAATGTGTACCTGGTGCATACGCGGCAAATACAAATCCGGTGACGGCTGTGATTATGCCGGGCAGAACGGGTATTTTGACAAACACGGCAACCGCGTGGATGACCCGGCACAGGATCAGTGCAGCGGCATGCTGAATACCGGCTGCTTTCCCCGTTTCGGGAAAAATAATCCGATCCCGTTCGGCGGCTTTCCGGGAACCTCATTACTGAGGAAATAATGATGCGTAAAAACATTCAGGCAGCTATTTTTGCACACGCAGAGCGTGAATATCCCCGCGAATGCTGCGGGGTGATCGTGCAAAAATCCCGGGTGGTGAAATACTTTCCCTGCCGCAATGTCGCGGCCACGCCGGAAGAGCACTTCGTATTATCACCGGAGGATTACGCCGCTGCTGAGGATTGGGGTACGGTGACCGGTATTGTGCACAGTCACCCGGATGCTACCACCCAACCGTCAGAACTGGATAAAGCACAGTGTGATGCCCTTGGCGTGCCGTGGTACATCGTCAGCTGGCCGGAGGGGGATCTGCGGACTGTTCAGCCGCGCGGCGAGCTGCCATTACTTGGTCGGCCATTTGTGCTCGGGTTTACGGACTGCTGGGGGCTGGTGATGAGCTGGTTCCGGCAGGAACACGGCATTGAGCTGCCGGATTACCGGGTGGATTATCCCTGGTGGGAACAGGGTGAGAACCGGTACGCCGATAACTGGCGGGAGGCGGGATTTATTCAGGTTGACGATCCGCAACCCGGTGATGTTATCGTGATGCAGGTGCAGGCACCGGTCGCCAATCATGCCGGTATTCTGCTGCCTGATAATATGCTGCTGCATCACTTATACGGTCACCTGAGTCAGCGGGTACCGTATGGCGGTTACTGGCGTGATCGTACAGTGATGGTACTGCATCATGAGCAACTGATATGACCCGCTCCGGCGGCTTTTTTTACGGGGCAAATATGTCACAGGAAATTATGGTGAAAATTATACTCGGTGGTGTGCTGGGTAAAACCTTCGGCAAAACACATCAACGCCTGGTCAGCACAACCTCCGAAGCGGTCCGTGCGTTATGCTGCACAATTCCCGGGTTTGAACGCTATCTGAATACCAGTAAATCCCGCGGCTTAACGTATGCGGTATTTCGCGGTAAAAAAAATATCGGGGTGGATGACCTCGTTTTTCCGGTGACGGATGATGTTATCCGGATTGTGCCTGTTGTGATCGGCAGCAAACGCGGGGGATTGCTGCAGGTTATTTTCGGCGCGTTGATGGTGGCTGCTGCGTTCTGGACAGGCGGTGCGTCAGTGGCGGCATGGGGAGCGATGCATACCGGGCTGGCCATGACCGGCGTATCCATGATGCTGGGCGGTATAATCCAGATGTTGTCCCCGCAGCCGGGCGGGCTTGCTATGAAAGACCAGGGCGAAAATAAACCATCATATGCATTCGGTGCGCCGGTGAACACCGTTTCTCAGGGCTATCCGGTACCGATCGGTTATGGTAAGCGCCGCATCGGCGGCGCGGTTATCTCAGCCGGAATTTACGTCGAAGATCAGCAGTAATTTTCCCTTCAGTTATCCAGCAGGAAATCCACAATGACACAAATCACAGGCCGCAAAGGTGGCGGTGGCAGCCCGCGTACGCCCGTCGAACAACCGGACGACTTACAGTCCGTAGCCAAAGCTAAATTGCTGATCGCCCTCGGTGAAGGTGAATTTGCCGGTGAGCTGACCGGGAAGACTATTTTTCTGGATGGTACCCCGCTGCTGAATGCTGACGGATCAGAAAACTTTCCCGGCGTGGTGTGGGAATACCGTCCCGGCACCCAGGCACAAACCTATATACAGGGGATGCCTGCGGCGGAGAATGAAATCACCGTTGGTACCACCGTGCAGAGCAGCACGCTGTGGGCACACGCATTCACCAACCCGCAACTATCCGCTGTCCGCGTCCGCCTGAAATGGCCGTCCCTGTTCCGCCAGGAGGATAACGGGGATATGGTCGGTAACGAGGTGGCATACGCCATTGATTTACAGACTGACGGCGGGAGCTGGAAAACCGTTGTGGACGGACGTGTAAAGGGCAAAACAACTTCCGGTTATGAGCGTACCCACCGCATTGATCTGCCGCAGTCGGCCACATCCTGGACACTGCGTGTGCGTAAAATCACGGCAGATGCCAACAGCGCAAAAATTGGTGACACCATGGTGCTGCAGAGTTACACCGAGGTGATTGATGCCAAACTGACCTATCCGCATACCGCGCTGCTGTATATTGAGTTTGACTCAAAACAGTTTAACGGCTCCATCCCGCAGGTCACCTGCGAGCCGAAGATGCGGATCATCCGTGTACCGTCAAACTATGACCCGGAGCACCGGACGTATTCCGGTACCTGGGACGGTTCGTTTAAATGGGCATGGACCAATAACCCGGCCTGGGTCTTTTACGATATCGTGATTTCCGATCGTTTCGGCCTCGGTGACCGTATCAAAATTCAGAATATCGATAAATGGGAGTTGTACCGCGTTGCGCAGTATTGTGACCAGCCGGTACCGGACGGCAAAGGTGGCAGCGGCACTGAGCCGCGCTATATCTGTGATGTGTATGTGCAGGATCGCAATGAAGCCTATACCGTGCTGCGGGATTTTGCGGCCATCTTCCGGGGAATGACCTACTGGGGCGGAAACCAGATTATCACCCTGGCGGATATGCCGCGCGACATTGATTACAGCTACACCAAAGCCAACGTGCTGGACGGTAAATTCACCTATTCCGGCAGCAGCAGTAAGGCCCGCTATTCCTCCGCTCTGGTGTCGTACTCAGATCCGCTGAACGGCTATGCCGATGCGATGGAGCCGGTGTTTGAAAATGAGCTGGTTTACCGGTTCGGCTTTAATCAGCTGGAAATGACGGCAATCGGCTGTACCCGTCAGTCAGAGGCCAACCGCAAAGGCCGCTGGGGGATACTCACCAACAACAAAGACCGGGTAGTGACATTCAGTGTGGGGCTGGACGGTAATATCCCGCAGCCGGGGTACATCATTGCAGTGGCGGATGAAAACCTGTCCGGGAAAGTGACCGGCGGCCGCGTCAGTGCGGTGAATGGCCGGAGTATCACCCTCGACCGCAAACCGGATGCCGCGCCGGGTGACCGGCTGATGCTGAATCTTCCGTCCGGTAAATCACAGGCCCGCACCATCCAGATGGTCACGGATAACGTTATAACCGTTACCACGGAATACAGCGAAACGCCGGAGCCGGAATGTGTCTGGGTGACGGAATCAGACGAATTGTACGCCCAGCAGTACCGGGTGGTGAGTGTGACTGAAAATGACGATGGTACCTTCACGATATCGGCGGCCATGCATGATCCGGATAAATTCGATCGGATAGACACCGGCGCGGTACTCGATGAACGTCCGATCAGTGTTATTCCGCCCGGCAACCAGTTTCCGCCGAAAGATATCACTGTCAGCTCTTATTCTGTCGTGAACCAGGGGATCAGCATTGAAACCATGCAGGTTACCTGGTCACCGGCGGAGAATGCTATTGCCTATGAGGCACAGTGGCGGCGTGATGACGGCAACTGGATCAATGTACCGCGCAATGCCACGACTTCATTTGACGTGCCCGGGGTCTATTCAGGCCGCTATCTGGTGCGGGTCAGGGCGATTAACGCAGCGGAAATCTCCAGCGGCTGGGGATATTCAGAGGAAACCCGGCTGACCGGCAAGGCGGGGGATCCGCCGGTACCGCTGAACTTTCGTGCATCCACACTGGTATTCGGGATCAAACTGAACTGGGAGTTCGGTAAATTCACCGAAGACACCCTGAAAACCGAAATTCAGTACAGCAAAACCAACGATGGCCAGAACCTGTTGCTGCTGGCCGATGTGCCGTATCCGTCCCGCTCTCACGAACTGGCCGGTCTGGCAGCTGGTACCGCGTTTTATTTCCGCGCCAGGCTGGTGGATAAAACCGGTAATCAGTCACCCTGGACTGAGTTTGTACGCGGTGTGGCCGAGTTCGATGCATCAACCATTATTGATGAAGTGGCCGCCGGGTTGGGCGACTCACAGATCATCAAAGACCTGCAGTCGCAGGCGGATGATAATTTTGAGGCCATTATCAACAACGCCAACAACGCTTACGGCCAGTGGGGTTACTGGCAGCGTGAAAGCGGCGCGATGAAAGCCGAGATTATCGAAGTACGCAACTACACGGTCACGGAAACCACGGCGCTGGCTGAGAAAATAGACGCGGTGAAGGTGACGGCAGACGACAGTTTCGCGATGGCGCAGAACTCCGTCCGCGCGCAGTGGGATATGGCCGCCGGCGAAGCATCCGTTATTCACGATATGAAAGTCCGGATCCGTTACAACGGTGAGGACTATTCCGCCGGTATGGTGATCGGGGCTGAGCTGAAAGGTGGTCAGGTGAACACCCTTATCGGTTTTAACGCTCAGCAGTTTGCGTTTTATAATCCGGTGAAAAAATCGATGGACATGTTCATGTACATGAAGGACGGACAGGTCTTTATGCGTGAGGCGTTCATTAATCAGACATGGCTTAACAGTGTGGTTGTCACTGACAAAATGCAGTCGGAGAACTATGTGCCGGGTAAACAGGGTTTTATTCTGGATGCAAAGGCTAATAAATTTGAGTTCTTTGACGGAACAACAACAAACGGTACCGGTATTACAGCGGGCGGTATTAAAGTATATGACAATAACCGGCTGACGGTCATTATTGGTGATATATCGGGGTATTAATATGGCTCACGGGATTATTGTATATGATGATCGCGGTAATAAAATATTAGATTCCGGTAAAAGACTCGGTCGGTTCGTCGGTTGGCATGATATTAATCCTGCACCGGTCGGTCAGTTTAAATACAGCTGGGATCACCGGAACCTGCTCCCTATGGGGGAGATTTTCGTCTGGGTTAATCCGAGCTTTTGGTTCAATCATAACGGCTGGTGCGATTGCCGGGTTGAAAATGGCGTTATTATTTTTGAGGGTAATTTAAGGCGAAACGACGAACAGAGAGCCAGGGAAACTTATATGCGTATATTATATGGTGTAAAATCATGAAACACGGTTTTATATGTTTTGGTGACACCGGCCGGATGCAAATTGACGGTACTAATATAGCGTTAGGGTTAATCAGAAAACAGTCATTTCATTGTCCGAAAGTACAGGATGCCGGACAGGGAACCATCAAAGAGGTTTATTTTCCTGCCAGAGTTCATCCGAACACACAAATGATCGCAGCCAGAGCATCATTCTGGGTCAGAATAGGCGGTCAGGCGTTTGACAATACGAATAACAATGCTTTTGTCTCGATGCCTTTCCGCGACGGTCCCGGCGGAAATATAGAAATCTGGGAGTTTGGCAACGCTCCTGTTAGGGTGCGTAATCAAAGAACGGGAATAGTTGTGATAAACCCGGTAACCAATCAGGTGGTATATAATACTAACTGGGGCGTTGCAAATATACTGCATGTTCAGCGGCTTAAACTATGGCCTGATACAATGTGGTCTATGACAATGCCTAATAATGGTAATAACTGTGCAGTTGTATTTGGCGGTGGTGCTCAGAAAAGAACAAATTATGATGAATATATGGAATTCGAGTCTTATTTCTGGCGAATGAACGGTTCTAAACTGGAAGTACGTCTGTTGGTTGATACGTATTCCAGACCGCATGCATCACAATCTTTTGAATCATGTGATATACCGCTATATATAATGATAATAGATATAACGGGGATATAAGAATGAATATATCAAAATTAATCACATTAGCTGCAATAACCACGCTGACAGCCTGCAGCCATAACGTATACACCAAACCAGTGGATTGCACCGGGCATATGTTTGAGGGGCTGGATAACCGGCATTACTCAGCTAAGTTGACAAAATATGCGCCGGACAGTAAACGGTTTTTCAGTACAGGTGATCCTGTTCTGGGTTTGCATGGCTGGATCCGCATGGATACGTTTGACAAAATTACATGTGTTAAAGGCAAGAGTACAGAGGACTGATTATCGCCGTTACCGTCGCTTACTTCGATCCGCAAAACTAAAATCAAAATAAATAATCTCCTCCAACAACCGCTCCGGCGGTTTTTTTTCGTCTGAAATTTAAGGAAACCCCATGATTTACACCGACGGCACCATAGCCATTAATGCCGGTTCACCGATTGTGACCGGCACTGGTACGCAGTGGAAAAAGAACATTCACGGTGTGGCCCCGGGCCAGCTTATCAGCATCGAGAACGGTATAGCACCGGTCAGCATGATGATCCGCGCGGTAAACAGTGATACCGAACTGGTGTTGTCATTCAATGCCCCGGTAACGCTCAGTGGTGCGAAATACTCCATTGCCACCACAGTCCCGGATACCATTTCGGATGCAGCCCGCACCATGTCAGCCAATCAGGGCTATATCGTTTACTTTCTCCAGGCAATGCAGCAGTGGATGACAGACACCGGCCAGGTGGAAATTGAGTTGCCGAACGGGCAGAAGGTGACACTGGAGGATGTAAAAGGGCTGGCTTCGAGGGAATGGGTCGGGGAGATGCTGTATAAGCCAAATTCTGCTGTTACCCGCGTACAAAGTCCGAACAAAAGGAATGTTGTTCAGCTGGAAGACGGGGGAACAGTCGGTTTTAAAGACACCGTCACAGACAGATATCGTTTTGCGTTGATTTCGGATGGCTCCACCCGCTGCTTTAGTGACGGAGAATATACAGGACTGGATTTAGTAAAGATCGATGGCCGCTATGTGCGACTGGAGACAAATCCTCATGCGGGTACAGCATCAATGCTTAGCATTGTGTATCGGCAAGCTAACGGCGAAAACCAGCACATTGTGACGATACCATATGACACCGGCGTAGTTGCGACTCGCTCCTGGATTCAGCAGGCAACCGGATGGGGGTCAGTATACGCGGACTATCCTCCGTATATGACAAATTTCACTAATACCAATTTGCCTAATGGTATGTATAGATTTAACCAGAACAGTCAAAATCCCCCTTCTGTCATAGGAGACAGATTTGGAAGCGTTATAACCACCAGGTATTCCGGGGATATTGGACAAAGGATAGTCCTTCCCAACTACGGCGCGACGCACATGGCGATACATCGGTATACTGGTTCTGCATGGGAATCGGTAAGGGTGTTGACATCCAATATGTATATCGTAGACGGCAGTGGATATTATAAAAAATCGTCGCCAATCGTTCAGATTTACCCTGATGGCCATTACGACACCAACGACGAATCCGAAGGTGCTGAAGTCAGCCGCACCGGCACCGGCCAATATCACATTACCGGCATTCTTGGTTATAACTCAGATGGCGCATGGGGTGTAAACGGTGGAATTTCCGTACCGAAAGACAATAACGGCCTTGAGCTGGTTTATGTCGATGACCGCGTACAGAAAGATGGCAGTATTATCATCGAAACCTGTCACCGTCAGCATGCGCATTTGCCGGAACGTTTCCAGAACTGGCGGCTGAAAGAGGTCACCCCGGAAGGTGAGCGCATTTTCTATCAGGACGGCGAACCGTGTGACCTGCCGGAATCAACCCGCCTCGATGTGCGTGTCGAAATGCCGCAGGGCTCCGTCTGGAATATGAAACAGCGTGAACTGGCCGAACAGATGGAGCGTGAGCAGGCAGAACGGGAGGCTTAGGAATTAGTTGAACAGGCTGGGGAAGTCGGTGAGTAAAATAAGGTTAGGCTGGCGGATGTTTGGTACAGTTACTATTTACTTAGCAATATTGATTGATATTTGATCAATATTTCGATTGAGTCACCAAGATTAGTTAGTAATCTATACTTAACGAATATGATATGGTATAGCTATTTAAAACGTAAGGTTAATTGTGGTTGGGAGAACTATGGATAACTATAAATATATTGATAGATTTTTTGATAGCAGTTTTGAACTCATGGATATTCGATACAAAGAGCAAAGAAACAGTCGTACACTTTATTCATTTCTAAATAGCTTACATTCTCTAAATGATAGACTTAAGAAAGATTTCGATGTGAGTCTATTAAAATATCCGGAATTCATGCTTCTTAAACATCTAAGAAATTACTACCACCATGAAGGTGACATAAACGAGATTCGGGTATTTTTTAATCATAAGAATATAATGCTTAGTCATACTGAAATGATTATAATTCCAATTTGTACTGTTGCTAAAGCATTAAGACTATTTCTTTCTGGTAAAATGATAAAATGGAAGGCAGAGGAGAAAGAGAATCTTATCAATTACTGCCATGATTTAACGTATGTTTTTGATAATTTAGATGGCTTTGCAAATGACCCTAAATTGCCACATCATGGGAAATTTTATTCTGGTGGTTTTGATTTATATGTTTCAATATACAATATAACTAATATTGTTGCTAGTTTGTGTCGAGAGATCTCTGAAATATCAAGAAAGGTTATAGTAAAAGAATTGGATGAAACTTACGATATTAATAATAATATTGATAAAAAAAACCTAATTGTACCATTGGGTGTAAAACCGGTACTGACAACTGAAGGTTTTATTTTTTTATAATAAAATAGTAAATGTTTTTGGGGTTTCTATAGTTGATAAAATGAATTTTTAATAATTTTAAAAATGAAATTTAAGTTATCTCGATATAGGGCGCAATAAGATAAACTGTAACAAGAAGATATTATAAAAACTGAGGGCGATATGATGGGGGGTGAGCCTATGCACTCGACACCTCATAAAAATGTACTTAACCAGACCCAGTAAATCTTGGAGACTGGTCAGTTGTGATCCACTACTTGTAACGCTAATCAAAAAAGCCCATACAGACTCAGTTAAACAACCAATAGTTAAACAAATTAAATTCCAAATTTTATTCATGCATCCCCCCTTTTTTTTCTGAAAATTAACATAATTAAATATCAACAAGCTGACTACTCTTATGATTACAACAAGGGCGATGAGCGTTACAAATGCAGGGTATGAACCTGCGAAACTGGTTAAGTACACTTCGTTACATTATACAACAAATAATTATATAGCATTTTATCACAGATCAAGTGCAGTTCACTAAAAGCTGTTATCAAAAAGAAAACAAAATTCAAAGCATTCAATAGGTTGAATAACTGAGTTTTACCTGTGTCAGGTGGTGGCTTAGGTATATTTTAACTATATTAATCAAAATGTTACAAAGCTGATTTCAATCTACTGCTGCGCCACATGGGCTGGTTTGAGGCTGCTGACTTAATCGTTAAAGGAATGGAAGGGGCAATCGCTGCCAAGACCGTCACTTACGATTTCGAACGTCTGATGGAAGGTGCTAAGCTCCTGAAATGCTCAGAGTTTGGTGACGCAATCATCAAACACATGTAATTCAGTTTACAGTGAAATAGTTAACGGGAGCTTATCAGTTCCCGTTTTTTATTGTCGTATTGGGATGGTTATCAAAAAACTATCAAAATAAGTTATCAAAATAAATAACTAAATGATATAAATAGAATTAATAGTAGTTATTTATGGGATATAATGAGTATGCCACTTAAAATTGGAATAGTTAATTTAGCATCAAAATGCTGGGTAGTTCGTCCTGGTGTTAGATATCGGTTTGCTAGTGAGTTTATTGAGAATGAGATAATTGCTACAGCACATTTAGATAATCTACAGATTAACGAGCTTACATTTAGTGACCCAATAACACAGGCAAATAAGGCTAGTTTACTTGAAGGTTTTAATGCTATAACAGCAAAGAATGTTAAGCCTCAAATTGAGAGCTTTGTTATTGATATGAAAGTTGGTGATGTTGTTTTCACATTAAATTCTAGCCAAGTAATACCAGGGATTATCAAATCAAATCCATATTATGCTACAGATATATTTCCTGCAAATGAAGGATTTAAAGTTCGTAGAGACGTACAATGGGGTGATCCTATACCTAGGAATAGAATACCAATAACAATTCAAAAATCGTTTAATGCGTATCAAGCGATATTTTCTTTAGGTGATAATTCTAAGGAGGTTTTTCACTGGCTTTCTTCATTTTTTATCGATGGGAATGATTATTATAGTAGTTTGAGGATAGAGCAATCTGCTGCTTTAAAACATCATACATTAAAACAATTAGCTGAACTGATTGATAGAATACAAGTTTTATCGATCATGATTTCTGAGCATCAATCAAATGATGAGAACCCATTAAATATAAATTATGAAGATCTGAAAAATGCTATGGTCAGATATTCAAATGGTGGGCTTCTGGATTTAACTTCTCAACAAATTTTAATGTCACCAGGTGATTTGTGGTTAAAGTTTAGCAGTCAATCAAGATATGCAGGAGTTGCATTTTTATATTTAATATTGACAACCATAAGTCCAGCCCAAGAATTAGAATTTACCAATCAAACCTATACTAGTAATCTCGCGGAAATAACTGAACTCATTGAATCTAATCGTAATGTCATTGAGTATGAGTTAGATATTCCGAGCATTAGAAGGCAGTTAATACTGAGTGCTGCAAATCAAAATAGTGAATTTGTTGATTCTAATATTGAGGAAGATGACTTTCCCAGTGATGGTAGTTCAACGCATATAGGTGGATGATATGAGCATAATGTCTATAGTCATTATTGCTATATTAATTTTTATCATAGGTCTTACAGTCTATTATTTTCGAGCTATTTGGAATGAACATTCCAACTTCAGCAATATAACTGTAGGGCTATGTACTATATTTACGTTACTTTGGGGGGCTTATACTTTTGATGCTTTAAATCAAAGAGATAAGGCTGCTGCAGAATTACAGGAAATACAAGAGAGAATAAAAGGCACAGAATCAACTTTATTTTCTATAAATATTACAGAGGAAAAAGGGGACGATGGATTCTATATTCTTCCAGTTGTTACTATTAAGAATAATGGAACTGAGCCAATACATATAGGTTTAGATAAAGAATCATTAACTATACAGAGTGTTAAGGTTGTTAATGATAAAATAAAAGCATTGGAGACTTATCATCCTAATTTTTATGAGGTTATTTCACAAGATAAAAAAACTGATCACACACCAATGTATGATCTGATTGTACCTATTTCTGCGGAAAGGAGCATAAGTTATGCACTGTATGTTAAAAATCCTGGACTTTATTATTTAACGTTTAAAGCAAAAACTGTAGACAAAAATGGTAACGAAGACGTTAAAGTAAAAAATGGTAAACCAATAATTTGGTTTACTTCACGGTATGTGTATATTAAATAG